ATTACAGAGTTAATTCACCTGCTGGAGACTATGCTGTTCTTTATGCTGATTCAACTGCTGGAACTAACCTGACTACTGATGACGGAACTCAGAAAGCTGGATTGCTGTTTTATCAGGCAGGTATCGCAGTGGTTACAGCATCAGTATTCTTGGATGCCGCCGATGGTGGAATTCTTTCTAACTCTGCTGGAACTTGCGAGATGAACGCTGGTGCTGAAGCAATCACGGATTTGTTTGTGTCTGGTGCCATTTCTGCTTCTTGTGATGCTTTGAGACAACGCTTGTACAATGTACAGTTCAACAACACTACTGAGTTGAACAGTACTGTTTATTTCTGTCGTGCTCATCATAACGAATTCAATTATAGTACCAATCCTACTTACCTAAGTTCTTCAAAGTTGGTTGTCAAGAACAATGCATCAGACACTCCTGTCTCTTATATTACAACAGTTGGGCTTTATTCTGCAGACAATGAATTGTTAGCTGTTGCAAAGATGTCAGAACCTTTGAAGAAAGATCCTTCTAATGAATTAACTTTGAGAGTTAGACTAGATTACTAAGAAGATACTATTTATACTAATAAATGAATTAATTTAATCATTCAAGCGTATAATAAGATATGAGTATTTATAAATTTAAAAATGAAGAAGTGTTTGTTAATACATTGACTCTATATCCAAAATATGAATTCGTAGCATATTCTGGAACACTTTATATTAACAACAAACAGGCAGATGTGGGGGCATTTAACTCTCAAAGTCTAAGTGTGCCATCTGGCTATATTTCTCTATACGAAATGAACATCGACAGACTATCTGGATCTAATGATTATGTTTATCCGTTTATTACAAAGGATGGCTCTCTTCAATCTTTTAAAACTGTCAGTAATAGTCAGTTTGCTCAGTCTTTTGCGCATGGGGATGTAATCACTGGATCTTATCCAATGTCTTCCTCTTTATATCGAAACTATTATTCTCAGTCTGCCAATCGTCCTCATTTAAATGCATTAAGAAATACAATGAATTTTTATAAGACTTTGTCTTCACATTATGAATTTAGTGGATCTCTTGGAGATAAAGGCGAACAAGAAGCAAATTTGATCAGTGTACCTTCAATTTTTTATGGCAGCAGGATTAAAAAAGGATCGGTAGATTTGAGATTTTATATAACCGGTACTTTAGTCGGACAACTACAAGATATAAAAAGAAATGGAGAATTGATTCAAGTTGCCCCATCTGGTTCAACTGGCTCTGGTTCATGTGCTGGCGTTGTGTTGTACAATGAAGGTTTTATGTTGCTTACTGGTAGTTGGGAATTGGATACAACAAAGATGAATTATATCAACGATATTTCTCTCAAGAAGAGTACGAAATGGGTTTATTGGGGATCTGGTATAACAGGGTTCGATAATGATCCAATGACTGGATCGCACACTAGCATTTCTTTTCAGGGTGAAACCATGACTCCAACAATTTCTATGTATGCTCATGCGATGAAAGGAGAGTTGAATCACTCTAATAATCCCACATTCTTAAAGAATGATCAGCAATTGTATACCACTAGCAATATTCAGTCTGGTACGTTATATTTAGAAAATAATAATGCTTTGATCAAAAATACTGTCTATAACATATATGACAACAATGAAGAAACATTTCAGAAGCACACATATATTTCCAAAGTAGTGATCTATGATGAGCACATGAATGTACTTGGGGTTGCTAAGGTTGCAAAACCAGTTAAGAAAACTGAAGATAGGGAGTTCAGTTTTAAATTAAAATTAGATTTATAGGAGAAGTATGAACTGTATATTAGGGCTTGATATAAGCACGTCTGTTATAGGAATGGCTGTAATGGACTATGATCACAAATTAATCCATTATAGGAATTTAAAATTTAATACAAAAGAAGATCTTGAAATTAGATGTTGGCAGTTCAAGCAAGAGTTGGCAGAGGTTTTTGATAATTATGGTTTCGATGCGGTTTATGTAGAACAGCCTGCAATGATGTTTGGCGGCGGAAAGACGACTGCCCAAACAATGTCAAAACTCCAAAGATTCAATGGAATGTGCTGCTACGCCGTATACACTCAGACATTCTTAGTGCCAGAATTGGTTCATCCTAACTCAGCAAGAAAAAAAATGAATATTTCGATACCACGAATCGTAAAGAATAAGAAGCACCACATTATCAATGAAGTTCAAAAGAGATATCCAAATTTCACTTTTGAAGTCACCAGACAAGGTAATCCAAAGCCCGGAACTGATGACATAGCCGATGCTATCGTAATTGCTTATTATGGTGTTTCTGAATTCAAAGAGGGGCTAAATGATATCGGAGAAAATAAAATTAGTGAATAATGTTTTAGGATATCCTAAAAGACAATCGTCTGAACACCTATATACATGCCCATTTTGTAATCATCATAAGAAAAAGTTTTCTGTTAATTTTAGCATGAATGTTTTTAAATGTTGGGTATGTGACGCAAGAGGCAGAAATATTAGACGGATTATTCGTCGATTTGGATCTTTTACTCAATTAAAAGAATGGGACAAACTATCAGGCATTGTAGATCACTCAAGATTAGAATTTGATTTGTTTGCAGAAGAAGAAGAACAGCAGGAGCAAATTATCTCTTTACCTAAAGAATTTAAGACTCTTACAGGAAAACCTAACATAGTTGACAAAAGAGCCTTGTGTTATCTACAAAAACGTAGAATTGAACCTTGTGATTTGTTGAAATACAAAATTGGCTATTGCAGCGAAGGAGAATTTGAAGGTAGAATTATTATTCCATCTTTCAATATTGATGGATATGTGAACTACTTTATTGCTCGCTCGTTCGACGGGCATTGGATGCGTTATAAGAATCCCGACGCATCTAGAGATATCATCTTCAATGAGTTGATCATTGATTGGGATTCGGATGTAATATTGGTAGAAGGAGTATTTGATGCTATATTCGCAGGAAACGCTGTTGCTTTATTGGGCTCAACTCTACGTGAAGAGTCAAAACTGTTCCAGCACATAATCAGAAATGATTCGAGTGTCTTCATTGCTTTAGATCCGGATGCAGAAGATAAGGCAATGAAGATTGCTCGTACACTTCTTAAATATGATATTGAGGTTTGGAAGATTGATTTACCAAAGGGAGAGGATGTTTCTTCTATAGGCAAAGAAGCCTTTGCAGAACTCAAAAAGAATGCTGTCTTGATGCGAGACGATCAAGACTGGATTCTCAAAAGAAAACTTATGTCTCTATAATGATCAATATTCTAAACAAAAAGGAGGGAAAATGATTAAAATAGCACACATTGCAGACACTCATATTCGTAATTTAAAGTACCACTATGAGTATAAGGTTATCTTTTCGCAAATTTACGAAACCTTACGAAATGAGAAGGTTGACTATATCGTACACTGCGGAGACATAGCACACACCAAAACACAGATTTCTCCAGAGTTTGTAGAAATGGCTTCTGAGTTCTTTTATAACTTAGCAGAGATTGCACCGACATACATTATCTTAGGAAACCACGATGGTAATCTCAAGAACAGTTCTCGACAAGATGCGATTACTCCAATTATCAATGCATTGGATCACAGCAATCTACACCTACTTAAGAACTCAGGCGAAACAGACATTGGAGATGATGTTGTGTTGAATGTGTTATCGGTATTTGACGAAGACAATTGGATAGATCCCACAGATGATAGTAAAATTAACATTGCTTTGTATCATGGTGCGGTGCAATATTCTAAGACAGATGCAGGCTACTCAATGACACACGGAGATCACGACATTTCTATCTTCGATGAGTTTGATTATGCTATGCTCGGAGACATTCATCAGCGTCAGTATCTCAACGATAAACGCACTATCTGGTATGCAGGCTCAACAGTTCAGCAGAATTTTGGAGAAACAGACGACAAGGGTATTCTTATTTGGAATATCAAAAGCAAGACGAAGCACACCATTAAGCCTGTGATATTCAGTAACCCACGCCCATTTCTATCTTGGAATATTGAACTGGATGTGAATGGTAATCCAGACATCTCAAATTTTAACCCACCAGAAGGAGCAAGAATCCGTGTTATTGCTGATAATTCTTTATCGATTGATCAAATCAAGAAGGCAACTGAGGTTGTCAAACATAAATTCAATCCAGAATCCGTTACATTCCTCAATAGAGCAACAAGTAGGAACTCAGTAGAATTAGGAGAAGGAGAATCTGAAGTACTTGATCTTCGCAATATTGAGGTACAAGAAGATTTGATTGAAGAATATTTGGATCCATTTAATTTATCACAAGATGAATTAGAAAATGTTTATCGACTTAACAAGAAATATAATGACGCCATAGCACAACAAGATGATATCTCTAGGAATGTTAATTGGAACTTAGACAGAATCAGATGGGACAATTTGTTCAACTATGGAGCAGGTAATGAAATTAATTTTCAGAATCTTAACGGCATTGTTGGCATCTTCGGTAAAAATTTCTCAGGTAAGTCATCCATCATTGATTCAATCTTGTTCTCAATGTTTAACTCAACTTCTAAAAATGAAAAGAAGAACCTCAACGTAATCAACCAAAACAAGGAAAAAGCATTAGCAAAACTTGATGTTACCGTTGGGGAACAGAAATTTGTTATTGAACGAGAAGCAGAGAAATATACAAAGAAGTTAAAGGGAGAGGAAACACTTGAAGCCAAGACAGGCGTAACCTTTTATTCGGAGTCATTAGTGACAGGCGATATAACGCCCTTAAATGGCACTACAAGGAACGATACAGATAAAGCTATACGAAACCACTTTGGATCATTGGGAGACTTTCTATTGACATCTATGAGCTCCCAAAACGGTGCTTTGAATTTCATCTCCGAAGGCGCTTCAAAACGAAAAGAGATCTTCGCAAAATTTCTTGATTTGAATCAGTTTGAACAAAAGTATCGTCTTGCGAAAGAGGACTCGGCAGAGGTACGTGCGCTTCTTAAACGCCTTGAAGGTAGGGATTTTCACCAAGAAAAGAAAGAACAAGTAATTGATTTAGCAAAAGTTACAAAGCGCTTGAATGGGCACGAAGAAGATTGCAGAGTGTTAACGGCTCAAATTGAAGAGCTTAATAATGAAATAGCCTTGCTAGAATCGTCAATCAATTCAGTCCCAACAGAATTAATTGATATAGCAAAAGTTAGAAACAATATTGTTTCGAAAAGGACACAAGTGTCTAGGTTATACGATCATATAGAAGAGCTTACCAACGAGAAAAGAGGTAAAGAAGAAAGATATAGAGCACTATGTGATTTTGAAGAGACATTTGATATTGAAGGGCTAAATTCCAAAAAAGTTAAAATTGATGAATTGATACAATTAATTGATGATACCACTACAGATATAAAAGCAAAAGAGCGAGAATACAATTCAAATGCCTCAAAGAAGAAACTATTGGACGGGATACCTTGTGGCTCAAGTTTCCCTAAATGTAAGTTTATCAAAGATGCAAATATTGCCGTTGCCCATCTTCCTGCTATTCGTATGGAGATTGAGTCAGCAAGTGATAAAGTTTCAACATTTGAGGCAAGCCTAAGAGATCTCAACCCAGAAAAGGTATCAGAACACTTAGCCAAGTTTCAAAAGCTGCTTGATAAGAAAGTAGAAGTATCTTCACGAATCACGGAAATTGGGTTGCAACATGATCGTGACGTCACGACAATTAAACTTCTCACTAAAGAAATAGAAGAATTAGAACTAGAACAAAAAAGCTATGAAGACAATAAAGAAGCTATTGAAAATTTGGAATCAATGTTATCTAAGAAAGCTTCTATAGAAGCCAAGTTGCAAACCACCAAGAGAACATTGGCGAAATGTGAAAAAGATCGGCTAGACTTCTATAAACAAACCGGATCAATTGAAGAGAAGATTAAGAATCTTGAGGAGTTGTCGGAACAACTAGAACAATACCGTTCCGAATACTCAGCATATGATTTGTACATGCAATGCATGCACTCTAATGGGATTGCGTTCGATGTGATTAAAAAGAAGCTTCCTGTCATTAATGAAGAAATTTCAAAGACAATTGCCAACATTGTAGATTTCAATATCTTTTTTGAGGTTGATGGGGGAAAATTTGAAATTTATATTAAGCACCCAAAGCATGATCCGCGCCCTCTAGAGATGGGCTCTGGAGCAGAGAAAACCATCGCAGCTATGGCTATTCGAATGGCTTTGCTGACTGTCTCATCTATGCCAAAAGGAAATATATTTATTTTAGATGAACCTGGGACAGCATTAGATGAAGAAAATATGGAAGGCTTTATTCGTATTTTGGAACTAATTAAAGTAAACTTTAAAACAGTTTTACTAATTAGTCATCTAGATTCGTTAAAAGATTGCGTTGATATGCAGATCGTCATAGATAAAAAGGATGGCTATGCTCATGTTAAACAATAGGAGGACACATGACTATGGAAGAAATGAAAGAAAAACAAGAAGCAGTAGTAGATGCATGGTTGTCAAAAGTAACAAGTCGCAAACTTATGGTTTGGACAGCATCAACTATCTTAATGTATATGGGAATGATTGAATCCGCAGATTGGGTTATGATTTCTGCTATCTATATTGGTGGACAATCGATTATTGATGGTATCGCTAAAATGAAGGGAGTATGATGGCTTTAGACTATGTGCTCAAGCATTGGAAAGAACTGCTTATTGCAGTTCTTTTCCTCGTTCTTTGGCTGAAATCTCGAATGGACTATGCTTCTTTGAAGGAGCTAGAGCAGCAAAGAATTGAGGCTCATGAAGAATCAATGCAGGAATTAAAAAATAATTATGAAGAAAGAATAAAAGATCAAAAGGAAGCATATGAAAAATATAAAGAAGAAGTTGACATTATCTTGGATCACTACGGCAACAGAGTTGCAGAGTTGGAATTTAAAACATCTGAAAAGAAGCAAGAATACCAGAACATCCTCAAAGAAAAACCAGAAACACTAATTAAAGAAATAGAGCAAAAATTTGGATTTAAATATGTTGAGTAGTTTATTGATTTTATTTATTGGAGTAGCTCAAGCGGACAACGGCAAGTTCACTTATCTAGAGCCAGAACAGCCTTGTCCATTTAAGGGCACTCTATTAGACGACGAAGCCATGTCGCATTTATTAACATTGCCAGATTATGAACAAGAAAAGTGTGACATACAGAAGCAAAAAGAGTTGGATTTATTACAAACAGAGTGTGATCTTAAACAAGATCAGATGCAATCAGATATCGATTTCCACAAAAGTGAAGTTGATAGAGTTACTAAAGAAAAAAATGATGTCATCAAAGCTCTTGAAGACGAAATTGAAGTCTTAGGAAAAGACAATAAAGGACTCATATTCTCATCAGGAGTTGTAGTAGGGGTTACTGTTACGTATTTATTTGTAAAAGCACTCGGAGGTACATGATGAAAATTGATGATCTTAATAAGGTTGCGGCATATGAAAAAGCAATAAAACAAAAATATGGGTATGATGCCGTTAAAAACCCAAATGCCGGTTGGGATGATGATAAAGAAAAAGAATATCTAGAGACAACAAAAAAATTTGAATCTAAGGTTTCTCGTTATAACGAAGACAATGATTTGGTTGAAGTTGATGGTTTTTTAATGCCTAAAAGACTACTTAATGTAGAGACGAAACGTATCTGTGATACATGTTCTACCTATTCTTTCGATAAAGGTGATGACTTTTATATGCATAAATTTGATTGCTGTCAGAGATGCTTCATCCAATATGTCGAAGGGCGAGAAGAAAGATGGCAATCAGGATGGCGTCCAAACATAGAGGAATAAAAAATGAAAGTAACAAAAAACTATATCAAGCAACTTGTAAAAGAAGAGCTTCAAGCTGTATTGGAAAATAATACGGAGTATATCGCTGGTGACGGCGGTGCTGATCGTATTGATGGGGTTAAAACAACCCTTTCTAAAGTTAATCTTGGCGTAAATCATCCAAAAATGAAAGATGTGAAAGAAAAGTTAAAAAGTATGCCGAATGGATCATTCACCAAAAATACAGCAATGGGCGATGATTTTCTTTATGTTAAGTCTGAGGAAGGTAATGCCTATTATGCTGCTAATCACCGTGGCAATAATAGGGCAGATTCTGCATATGAAGAATTGGAAGCATTGGGTTACAAAGAAGTTAAGTAATTCACATTTAAGATAGGAGAAGGAATAAATGGCTACAACATTAGAAATTGTAAAAGGAATTCATCAAGCAGCAGCAAATGCTTATGATGGCTCTCATGATGAGAGATTTACAGGCAAAGATCTTGCAAAAGAAATCGGATTGCGTAGAGAAGAAGGGTGTGCGATCAAGGACTCAAGAGTTATTGACGGCTTCAATGTAAAAGTATCTGGTAACGAATTGCATATTATCTATCATACAGAAGTTACAGCAAAAGAATCTCACAACGCTCAATTGGAATCCGACATTGAACAAAGCATTGCTGACATTGTAAAGTTTCTTAAGAAGGAATACAGAAAGGTTGCTGAAGGTTCTTTATCGTTAGGTAAGCCAGAAGAGATTGAAATACGTATGGAGTACATCTCTAGACAAAGAGTGTCAATTATTGCTAAACAACGTTTTGTTATTAGTGGGATTGACGCAGAACAAAACAACTCTCCTGAGTCCCAAGAAGATCGTTTGGATAAATCAATTAAAGATTTTCTTTCTATGGGAAGAGAGCAAGCCAAGAAGCCTTCAAACTACACAGCGAAAAATGAGCAATAATGATATCAAAACAGCAAGCCGTACAAGAAATTCTAAAGTGTGGCAAGTCTCAAGAGTACTTTGTCAATAACTTTTGCCGCATTCCACATGCGGTTCATGGTTTGGTGCGTTTCGATACATACGACTTTCAAGACGAACTGCTAGATGATCTAGAGAAGTATCGCTTCAATGTTGTCCTTAAAGCAAGACAGATGGGTATTTCAACAATTGTTGCTGCTCATATCTCTTGGCTAATGATGTTTCACAAGCATAAGAAGGTTCTTATCCTCTGTACCAAACTTGAGACAGCAAAGAACGTTGTTATCAAAGTGAAAGAGATGGTAAAAAGTCTGCCTGATTGGATGCAAATTGCAAAGATCACAGTCGACAACAGAACCTCATTCGAACTATCAAATGGCTCTTGGATCAAGGCTTCTTCTACATCAGGAGATGCAGGACGTTCGGAAGCACTTTCTTTGCTTGTTCTTGACGAGGCTGCTTTCATTCCTGACATGGAAGAGTTATGGACTGGTATATATCCTACAATCTCTACAGGGGGACGCTGTATTGCCCTCTCAACGCCTAATGGTGTTGGTAACTGGTTTCACACCACCTATGTCGATGCAGTATCTGGAGTGAACGCTTTCAAGCCCACAGTACTACACTGGAGTAGGCATCCGGATAGAGATAAGGAGTGGTTCGAAAATGAAACTAAAAATCTATCTCCGAGACAAATCGCACAAGAGTATGAGTGTAACTTCAATGCTTCTGGTGAGACTGTTATTGCTCCTGATGATATTGAAAGAATTGAGAAGATGGTTTGTGAGCCAAAGCACAAAGTAGGGTATGATAGGAATTATTGGATTTGGGAAGAGTGCCAAGATGGAAAGAAGTATGTATTGGTGGCTGACGTTGCAAGGGGTGATGGGGCTGACTATTCTGTATTCCACGTTGTCAATACGGATACAATGGAAATCGTTGCAGAATATAAAGGAAAGCCAAACATTGATGACTTTGCAAATATGCTTTACTCGGCAGGTAGAGAATATGGTGAATGCTTACTGGTGGTTGAGAACAATAATATCGGATATTCAGTTCTTGAGAAGCTAATCGAGATGGAATATCCAAATATTTATTTCAGTGTCAAAGGATCAGGCGAGTACATAGAGCAGGTTTCTGCGATAGGAAACCAAAGTGCTGTTCCGGGCTTTACAACATCTATGAAAACTCGTCCATTAATTATTGCCAAATTAGAGGAGTTCGTCAGAAATAAACTAATTACTATAAAATCTTTACGTTTATTGAATGAATTAAAGACTTTTGTGTGGTATTTGGGAAAACCTCAAGCCATGAAAGGATATAACGATGATTTGGTAATGGCACTGGCTATTGCTTGTTGGGTTAGAGACACAGCAATCATCGCTTCCAAAAGGGGAGAGGAGTTGCAAAAAGCTATGCTAAATTCAATGGTTTACACAAATACAGTTTTGAACACAAATATCAGAGGGCAACAAGGCTATAACAAAACTAATGCTACTTTCGATCCAGCACCACAAGGAAGTCTTGAAGAACATAGGCGTAATTTAGATAAATTTAGTTGGATATTCAAAGGATAAAGACAATGGCTGACAAGAAAAAGAACCCAAGAAACCCACAGAGTACTCTGTATAAAAGGTTGACAAAATTACTTTCATCTCCTATCGTCAATAGGCGAACACAGATGCAAAGACGTTATAAACGAGCAGATATGGACAAGTATAATTTCAATTCTGCTATGGGATTGGACTTTAAGAAGACTTCGTACAATCCATATGATAATATGACTGCAAATATCATGGCAAATCAAAATCGCTATGAAAGATATATGGACTTTGATCAAATGGAGTATACTCCTGAGATTGCTTCTGCTCTTGATATTTACGCAGATGAAATGACTACTTCTACAATGCTGTCTCCGATGTTGAACATAAAATGTCCAAATGACGAAATTAAAATGATTCTCAAAAATCTATATGAAGAGATTCTTAATGTAGATTTAAATTTATTTGGCTGGAGTCGTTCATTGTGTAAGTTTGGCGATTTTATGTTATATCTAGACATTGATGCTACATTGGGGATTCGACATGCTATTTCTCTGCCTATTGATGAGGTTGAAAGACTCGAGGGCGAAGACAAGACAAATCCTAATTATATTCAATATCAATGGAATTCTGGAGGTTTGACTTTTGAAAACTGGCAGATCGCACATTTTAGAATTTTGGGCAATGACAAGTATGCTCCTTATGGAACATCAGTCCTTGAGCCTGCTAGAAGAATCTGGAGACAACTTACTTTATTGGAAGATGCCATGATGGCTTATCGTATTGTTCGTTCGCCAGAGAGAAGAGTGTTTTATATTGATGTTGGTAACATTGCCTCTCAAGATGTAGAACAATTTATGCAGCGTGTCACTACACAGATGAAAAGAAATCAATTAATTGATGCCAACACTGGACGTGTAGATCTACGCTACAACCCGTTATCCATCGATGAGGACTATTTCATTCCTGTTAGGGGTGGCAATAGCTCTAGGGTTGAATCATTGCCTGGTGGATCTTATACGGGCGATATTGATGATGTTAAATATTTGCGTGATAAATTATTCTCCGCTCTCAAAGTTCCCATGTCTTACCTTTCCAGAGGAGATGGACAAACAGAAGATAAAGCAACACTTGCTCAGAAAGATATTCGTTTCGCAAGAACCATTCAAAGACTACAAAGATCTGTAATCTCAGAATTAGAAAAGATTGGATTGGTTCATCTTTATACATTAGGTTATCGTGGTGATGATCTTATATCATTTAAGTTGCTTTTAAACAATCCGTCAAAGATCGCAGAACTTCAGGAACTTGAACACTGGAAACAGAAATTTGATATTGCTGGTGCTGCTACTGAAGGCTTCTTCTCTAAGCGTTGGATCTCTGAAAATATTCTTGGAATGTCTGATGAAGAATTCTTAAGAAACCAGAGAGAAATGTTCTATGATAAGAAGATGGCTTCTATGCTCGAGAAAGCTTCTGAGGAGGTTCCTGCCTCTGCTCCTGATACTGGAGCATCTGGTGGTGCCGGTGGCGGACTTGATCTCGGTGGCGGCGGCGGAGGCGCTGGTGGCGGACTTGATCTCGGCGGTGGTGATGCTGGAGGCGGAGAAGCACCTGCTGGTGACGCTGGTGGAGGTGCCGGCGGTGGAGACGAAGGTGGAGGAGCAGAATCCTCCTTACTCGCAGCACCGGGAAACAGAAGTCGTGATAAAGATGGCAAAGTATCCAGAGGTGACGGCAAAGGTAGAAGAAAGATTAAGCCTGTTAAAGATGCCGAAGCAGGTAGAGCAGCAAGAACAAATAGTACAAAAGCTGTCACTAATCCAATGAAAAGAATGTTCAGTGATCCTATCGCTAACATCGTAAATACGGTATATGAATCGGAAGAAAAACAGATTTACGATAAAGAAGAGAAGCAACTATTTAATATTAGCCACGATTTGAAAGTGCTACTTGAAAGTATGGAGCCTAAAGAAAAATGAAATACAATAAAAAAAGAAACACAGCGTTTTTATACGAAACGTTGATCTTAGAAATGACTAAGGCAGCGTTAAACAAAGATGAAAAACGAAAGAATATTGCTTTTGATATTATTAAAGAAAACTTTGCAAAAAATTCTATTCTCGATGAAGAGCTAGATGCCTATCGCTCTGTCTTGGAAACCAAAGGCGCAACAAAAGACTGGGCAAACATGATTCTCAGAGAAGCACAAAGAACCTATCTTTCTCTGCATCCCGGACATGTGTTTAGTCAACAGACACATGTAATCAACAGAATAAATAAAGAACTGGGCAAAGATACTTTTAGTAACTTTACGCCAAACTATAAATCTTTGGCAACAATTGGGCAGTTATTTAGTGTCAAAACACCGGTAAAAACAAGAGTTATATTGGAAAGTAACTTGATCGAGGAAATGACTAGCCAAGAAGAAACTATGGCAGTAGAACCTGTAGATAATTTGGTTCTTAAAATGTTTGTTGAAAAATTCAATGAAAAATATGATGATCTATTAGAAGAACAAAAAGATCTTTTATTTAAATATATCTTTTCATTTGCAGATGATGGTATGGGATTAAAGATTGCAATTAATGAAGAAATTTATAGAATGAAAAAAATTATCTCAAAAAATAAAACTTCTATACCTGAATTATCTGATAAGTTTGATTCGTTAGATGTTATGTTAGAATCTTTCTCAAAGCAATCAATTAATGACAATATGTTATTAAAGGTTATGAAGACTCAAGAATTTTGTAAGGAATTAATCTAATGTCAATTAAAGTATTTGTAGGCGAGAAATCTATCTCTAGGGAAGCCAATAAACTAAAAGACTACAAGTTTTCTCTTGATATGAGGCAGACACTTGGTGGAGACTATGTCGTTTATGATCACCCAGATATTGATATTGTTATTATGCCAAAAATGAAGAAGGTTGTTGCATTCCCTAAAGATAAAATATCTGATTTGACATATGACACAGAATCTAGATTATTTGATTTTATGTGTAAGAAAGGAGTTGTAGCAAGAGACTCGGTTCAAGGAGGGAATGTTTATGCCTCATTACAAGGATTATTTGAAACTCCTCCAGAGCCAAAAGGAAAGCAAGGAGAAGAGCCACAAGATGCTTTGGATCCATTACAGCCAATATTATTTGTTGTTGGAAAATTTATTGAAATGGAAAAGCCAAGATACGAATATTTAAAAAGAATGGATGAGGAAGAAGAAGAATGGCTTACAGAGCCAACAGATGGAAACTCAACAGAGTTAGGTGAAGTTCCTCATGCCAGAGAGAAAGGTACAATTCGCCCTGGAATATATTACCAATCATATATGCATAACAGATTTTACAGGAGATAGACTGTGAAAGAGTTGTTAAAAGAATGGAAACAATATTCCGAATATCATGAATTATTTGAGCGCCAAGAGTACATTGAGCTTGCATTAGGGATCAAGCCATTATTGAATGAGAATGGTGGATCATACTATACTTCAGAAATGAAGGATCAGATCATTGAAGAGCATCTACTGTTTGAAGGGTTCTTTGATAGATTTAATCCTATTGCTGCAATCAAAAAGTATGGCGAAGAAGTTGGATCTTTATTTACGACTTTGTACGATGTCATCAAGAATCCTAAATATATACCTGATTTTGTTTCTGCAATAATTAAAGAAATCTTAAACGATTGGAAAAGAAAAATAAATTCTGTCGTAACTTGGCTAGAAGGAAAGAACATGCCAACGTTTGCTGCTGGATTAAAAAAGATTGTAGGTGGAATAAACTCTATTATTAATATGCAAGTTAATTGGAAGAAAGCTGTTCTTATCACTGGTGTTGTTGTCGGGGTTTCTTATCTTTTTGAGAAACTAAAAGATGTTGGACTAGATATTCTTGGTGGGATTGGAGACGTCAAAGATAAAGTATTGGAAGCTGCTGAAAATTTCATAACTACAGAATTTCCCAAGATTGTGACTAGTCTATATGGAAAAGCTGCACTTGCGGCATCATTAGGATTTCTTGGATGGATTGCAGCCGCTATAGCAGTCATAAAGGTTGTGAACTTAGCAAAAGACGCTCTTAAGCCGATGTTCGCAAAGTTTAAGCTTTTGAGTCAAAGAAGAGATGACAGAGAGAAGACTGCACAAGATGGCATACTTAGACTAGAAAACAAGGATTAAACGTGCAACTACTTTGGTTTATATTATCAGCCTATGGCTTGACGCAGATATTAGTCTATGGATCAATCTTTAAATCATTCAGGGACTATGCCTTAAAATATACGAAACTTTTATCTTGTCCAATGTGTACAGGATTTTGGGTTGGAGTTATTTTATTCTTCCTTAATCCTTTTACAGAACTATTTACATTTGAAATAAATTTAGCAAATTTTTTAATTTGCGGCTGGTTATCGTCTGGGACTTCCTATATATTGTGTATGCTATTTGACGACGATGGCTTAAAAATTATGAGGAAATAAGATGAATATTAAGATCCCCAAAAAAAGAGCAATGGAAATCATGAAAGAAGAGATCGAAAAGTTCTTGCAAGAAAACAAGAATGTCGATAGAAAACTTTTGGAATCCTACATTTCAAAGACAACAGGAGAAAAGAAATGAGAGTTACAAAATCTTATATTAAACAACTTGTAAAAGAAGAACTTACTAAGGTTCTTAACGAGTCGGCTCCTACCGATTCTGCTAAAAAAATCATGAACTATCTTAAAGATGTTTATGTTTTGCCAGATGATGAAGAGCATTTTAATGATTTGTCATCTCATATGGGAGGTTTTCCACCAACTTTCGAAGAATTAAAAGCAAAAATCGAAAGAGAAACAGGGGAACCATATGCTAAAGTGTTATCCTTCCTTAAAACAATGCGCTCTGACACATACGATAGAATTGATTCAGAATATTTAGGAAAGCATGATCAGTACGATACTGCAAAACCATTCTCATATGGCGACAAGTCAGATCCCGGCGACTGGAAGAAAAAGAAACGTGCTGCTGCAGGAAGAAGGTATGGTGTCGGCGATGCTATCAAACGAGGTACTCTCAAGGAGACTGAAAAATGAAAGTAACAAAATCTTATATTAAAAGAATTATCAAAGAAGAGTTAACTCAGGTTATCAAAGAATTCGATCTAGATGCCTTTGACTCAGATACAGGCGCAGGAGAGTCTGATGAAGAAAGATGGATAAGAGAAAGAGAAGAAGACTTTGCTGACTTTATGAAGGAGGTGTTTGGTGCGTTTCACAATATCGCAACTAACGAAAAGGCAGCCGTCATCGCAGCAATGAATCTTCAGAGACAACCAGAATTGTTCAAGTCTTTTAATATTTTATACAAACTATTGTCTCAAATCGTACAAGGAAACACAAACGTTGCGCTTCAAAAAGTAGATGAAGGATCTATCAAATGTCCTACGGGTGATGCTTTTGAGGAGTGCGCTGAAACAAAGATAAAAGAGTTCTACTCAGTCGATCCACTATTCAGTAAACTGGGTAGAGCAATAGAAAAGTTAGATTATGATTTTAGTAGTAGTTTTAGAGACTCATCTAAGGGCCCTTATTATGGTAGTGGCTTCTTGGCTGTTTCTAAGATTGCCCCAGATGATGATGCTAAGCAACGAAAAATTTATGAATACTTTAATAAGAATATTAAAAATATTTATGAATTTATGTCTAGATATGGATTTAATCCTAGCAATTATGCAGGCGGCGATGTCAGATATCTAGAGGGCGGAATGTCAAAGAGAGGTGAAATATGATGATTAGATGGATGCTACAACCAGTAAGAAGATGTAAGAACGGGTGTTGACGTATGAGTAAAGTTTTATTAAGAGAATATTATGAATTATGTGAAGGCGGTGTTTGCCAAGACATGCTTACCGAAGCAGAAAAGAAATATGTTGCTAACGGTGGAATGATCTTGACAGGTAAACTGCAAGAAGCAGAAGTTCAGAATGGAAACGGAAGAGTGTATCCTAGAAAGATCCTCGAAAGAGAAATGAAGAACTATATGATGCTTGTTAAGGATAGGAGAGCATTGGGAGAGTTAGATCACCCAGATGATTCTGTTATCAATTTAAAGAATGCTTCACATATGGTTACAGACGCATGGTGGGATGGTAATAATGTTATGGGTAAAGTTAAAATCCTTAACACACCGTCTGGCAAGATTTTACAACAACTTGTCAATGACGGTGTTAAGTTGGGTATTAGTAGTCGGGCTCTTGGTTCTGTCAATGAATCAGGAGGAAAAACGATGGTACAAGAAGATCTTCAGCTTATTTGCTTTGATTTCGTTAGCGAGCCTTCTACTCCTAATGCATTTATGGCACTACAAGAAGCAAAAAATATCAGAATTGAAACAGATATTTTCGACAAGAAATATAAACTAAACAGAATGCTAAACGAAATTTTAGAGGATTAAATGAATAAGAAAGAACTAAAACAACTTATCAAGCCACTTGTAAAAGAGTGCATTAAGGAAGCGTTGCTTGAAGAAGGAATGCTTTCAACTGTTATTGCTGAAGTTGTTAAAGGCACTTCTGGGCTTGTAGAGCAAAGAAGTCATAAAATTCAAGAGACTACAGAGAGAGTCTTGGATACAAATGAAGATGCAATGCGTAGACTTCAAGAAAGAAAGGTACAACAACAAACTCAAAAAAGAAAACTACTTGATGCTATTGGCGCAGGTGCTTATGGCGGCGTAGATCTTTTTGAAGGAACAGAGCCTTTAACAAAGGCTGGTAAAGTAGGGGATGGTGCATCTGCTCAAGGCGCATTGTCAAGTTACGCTCCAGATGATTCAGGAGTTGATATTTCAGGATTGCTAAATTTAGCAGGCGGTTCTTGGAAAAAAATCAAATAAAAGATATTTATAAAGAAAAGAGGAATAAATTATGCCAGTACATCAATACGGAGTAGGACTACACAATGTAGGATCATATCAGGTTTCAGGAATGCCTTTCTGCTCAGGTTCAATCTCAGCAAGAGGTGCTAATGCCGTTGTGGTTCAGTTCCCATATGTCACTCAATGGATTCAAATCACAAACCACGATACAACTAATGAGTTATCTTGTTCTTTCACTCCAGAAGGAATGTCTGGATCTAATTTTTTCAAAATACATTCTGCTGACAACAGCGATAAAGGAAATACATATGGATTGGTTCTTCCTGTGAAATGCACAAGATTGTATTTCACAGGCTCGGCAGACTTTGATATCGTGGCAGGCTTGACTGGAATTTCGATTAATAGAATCAACGAAGTCTCCCCATCTGGAAGTGGCGTTAACTTCTATGGTTTATATACTGGCGTATAATATAGGAAATTAAATGAGTAAAAAAAGTATAATGACTGTGACTCCGAGAAGAAACGAGTCGCAAGAAAGAATGATTAAAAGATTCATCCGAAAATGTAAAAAGAAGGGCATCATTGATGAAGTAAAAGAAAGAAGATACTTCAAAACAAATTCCGAAAAGAAGAATGAAAGGAATAGAAAAAGAAAAAGAGCCATCGAGAAAGCAAAAGCGAAAGAAAAAGGCAGGAGATGAACTATTTATTTCTGAAAAATGTTTTATAGAGGAATAGTTCATGGCAAATGTAGTAAATTATGGCTGGGCTTATGTTCACCCTACGGCATCACAAGCACAAGCAAGAGGCGTAGACAAATCAATTCAGTTCCTAACTGGGGCTATTGATTCAAATGGTATTGGAGTAGGATCTGGATCTGCAAATTTTACTTTCGATTATGCAAACAACGCTGTTGAATTGACTGGAAACATGACAGCAAGTGGGCATGTGTCTGCTTCTTTCTTTTATGGTGATGGTTCGAACTTGACAAATGTTGGATCTGGAGCAGGATTTCCATTTACTGGAAATGCGGTTATCACTGGCACACTATATGTTACCAATGCGATTACTGCTTCAAACTATCTTATTGAGAACACTTTTGAAATCAACAGTAGTGGCTCTTCTACATTTGGCAACACAGACGATGATACGCACCAGTTCACTGGATCTGTCTCTTTTGGCGCTTCTGGTTCTACAGCAGATGTAGAATATTCTGCTACGACTAGTCAATTAAAGATTCCCGGATTAAAAGTTGCATACAGAGCAACTGGATCAACAGCATTCTCAGCTTCTGTATCAGACTATATCATTGGGGTTACGGCTAACTTATCTACTGCTGTATTAATTGAATTGCCTGATGCATCAACGGCTGGATCTGGTTCTTTAATTGTTATCAAAGATGAAGCAACAGGAGGCTCTAGAGGATCCCCCTATTTAATAACAGTTTCTGCTTCTAGTGGAAATACTGTTGAGGGATCTAGTTTTACTACATTGGCAGGAACTATGGTATCGAAAACTTTTTACTCTAATGGCGCCACCAAATGGTTTGTGATATAGGATAATATAATGGCTTACAACTCTTTAAGTGGGACAGTAATCGGCCCGGATAAAATCGTAGCAAAGTTAGATGGAACTTTAACTCAAATAACTGGTACTATCTCAGGCTCTTATATTGACTCTGAGGGTAATGCTGTTTCCTTTTCTACAATTGGCACACAAGATGGTGGAACAATTGGCGAAGCAGAAGACGGAGCATATACAGACGGATTGTTTACCGACTTTCATACTGGAACTTTGATTGGAGTACCAGTAGATCGTTTTAATGAATTGTTCAAGTCTTTGGTACCTTCGCCTGCTCCTAATGTCTCTAGGGCAAATGCTTCTCAAGACGGAACCGACGTTTATCTATCATTTGGATCTTCAAACAATATGGAATCAGATCCAACTCCTTATTATTCTGTTGGAACTACAGCAGGATTCTCTGCAGTAGATAAAGGAGAGATCTATCAAACTGAGACATCTGGTAATAATTTTAGACAGTCTGTGTTTCAACTAGGCACAAATATTACTGGTTTTATTAACTTTGATGTCACAGCATCTGTTTTAGGCTCAAATACAAACTATACTGCTGATGCATTTGGAAATGCAGAAACAGGATCGCTCAAATTATACATCAATAGTACTTCAAGTGCAGCACATACTTTAGATTTATCTAATGCTGTTGGAGCCGGAAATCCCGGTGTTGGAACTAGTTCGTCCTTAAATGGCGACGGATCTGGGTTTACAAATATATCCGTCACAGCATCTGCAACAGATGCAAATTCAAATACATTCGATATCTTCCAGCATAGAACAGCCAAATACATTGTACATTCAGCTTCTCAAAGAAGAGGATGGAACTATGCTTTTGTTAGGCATACAGTTGGTGCTGCCGATTATGACTCAAATTATATTGAATGGGTTAACGATGATGAATCTACTAATGTGACGATTACTGGAGATACACTAGCAAATATCACTCTAAGCGGATCTAGACACATCTCAGGGGTTCAATATAATACTAGTGCGACTGCTGAGTATCAATTTTTGATTTCAAATTTCTATAAAAATGTATACACTTTAGCAACAGTTAGCTGTACAGACTCAACTTCAAATGCTACGATTACAAACGCTACAATGCCTCATATTGGCGCTGACGATGAAAATAAGACTGTTGCCCTTACGCAATCATTAAGCACTACAGATTCTATCATTTTAAACGAATCTATAGGTGCTTCTTCATCAGTTACCCATCCATTTAAGGGAACAGTAAATTCCAGTACTAACATGTCTGGATTTTTAATTTTTACACCTTCTGTTAGTGATCCGACAAATACACAAGAATATTTCAAGAATGAAGGTACATGGAGACTTCCATCTTCTTCTTATCCTTCTCAGGTATCTGTAACAACAGGATCTTGGAATAGTGAAACTCATATGACAGGATCTGGCAATCATGCTGATGGCTTACAGATATATAATCAAAAATTAGTCTCACCTTTAAACACAACAAATGGAGGAGACTTTTCGTCTATTTCGAATACAGAATCTGGTAATCCAGACTATTCTTCTGTGACAGGATTGAGAACCTTTTATAGAGCTTTTAAGAACACAGGATCAGATGAGAGAGATATTTCAATCACGATCAAAGGATCGGCAACCATTGTATCTGCTGGAGCTTCTTTGGGAGCAAATGCAAACGTTAGAGTTCTTGTCAAGACTCCGGGAAAAACAGATTGGATGAATCTTGCTGACAACTTCTCGTTTAATGATGTCTCAGAGGGAGCAGGAGCAAATGAGCTTGGATTAGATGCCACAATCGACGCAATTGGTGCGGTGAATGTTGCGACACTAGGTACAAAAGTTGTAGCTACAAATGAATACTTCTTGATCAAGATTGAGGCTGATGCCGACTGGACTGGTAACATCACAGAAATTTCTGTATCATTCGGAGCAGGTACTGGTTCTCCAACTTATGGTGTCAGTTTAGATGAGATTAACGAGAACACATCAAATAATGGCTCAACTGCTAATCTTTCTTTTGGGGCTAGTAAGTCAGTCGCAGGATATACAGATGTGACATCAAGCCCTAACATTAATGGTGATGTAGACGTTAATCAGTTGTGGAGTCCAAACACTGGACTTACAAATCAAAGATTGGGTATTTATAATAAAACAATTGATATCACAGCAAGACTAAATGATTCTGCGGAATCTTATAGAATTGATTCTGGATCTAGTGGGATTTTAAAACTTTATATCAATGGGGTTGAGCGTCATTCTGTAGACTTTTCATCTTTTGGTAGCGGAAACAGTTTGAATGCTTCTGGAAGTGGATTTACTAGTATTTCTGCAGTGGACTATCCTCAATATTCAAACAATGTGCACGATTACACACGTCCATTTAGAACTGGATCTTTAATTGTCGATACCAATGATCAAAGAAACGGCTGGAATTTTGTTAGAGTAATTCATAGTGGAACTTGGGGAGAGTTGTCGTCAAGCTATATTGAATGGGTTAATGATGATGATTCGTCATCAATTGCTGTTACTGGTGGAGACATAACTAACTTTGACAACGATGGAACTTACTACTATAGTTCAGGTATCAAGCATTTTGCAACAGCACCCTCAGCTTCTTTTACTTTGACATCGAGTAACAATTATTTATACGTATATGACAACGATACATCTGATGCAGTTGACTTTAATGATACACTGACTAATGTAACTATCACTGCAATGACAGCATCAGGAAATGGAATCAATACTTTAACAGATGCAAACGGCGTGTCAGCATATCCATCACTGTTAACATCATCAGGAGCAGAAGCAGAAGATGTTAATTATAATCTGACTTTAAGGTTTTCTCAAGCCACTTCGTTGCAGGGGGAATTTGTAGATGCTTCAGATAAGCACACAGCATCAATTGGAGAAGCTAGATTTTTGCAGCCTCCATTTAATGGAAATGATAATTCATATTCTTCCTTTACTACTTCTGACTTCAATACATTCTCTAAATCTGGCTTCCTAAGGTTTAGTGGATCTGAGGTGAATACAAACTCTTCCTCTCAAGAACATTTTGAAGGAGAAGGGTACAGGCTGCAAAATAGAAATATTACATACAGTGCTCAAACTGATGTGACGAGTGTATCTAATGCTTGGGATTGGGAAAATCCTGTCAACAATACTGCTAGTTATGACAACTATGCTGATGGATTAGTTGTGTTTGATGGAAAACTTATTTCTCCAACCAAAGCAGGAGTTAGTGGAGATTGTAGAAATGTATCTGACGGAGGTACATTACAAGCCCCAACTGGTAACGTAAATTATTCATCTGCAAATTTAGATATCGGAACAAGAACATATGTTAGATTCTTTAAGAATACTAGCGATGGAAGTAAATCAAACGCTTCGATCACTCTGTACGGTTCAGGTACTATGGAAGATGTGTCTGATGCTTTAGGAGCAGGAAAGTTTACAGTTGAAGTTAAATTTCCTTCAACTTCATCAGCAGTATCTACAGCTTGGCTTGATGCAGGATCTCCATACGTATCAAATAATAAAGACACGGATGGAGCTGGTGCTTTTGTTGGCGCTGGCGATGCTCTACCTTTAACCATCTCAGATGGTGGATCATCTTTTACTGTAACATTTAACGGTGGCTCGTGGTTAACTAGTCAGTATCTTTTGGTTAGGATAAAGGCAAGTGCAAGTTGGGATGGGTACATAGACAGGATAGATATAGGATAATAATATGGCTTTACCGGGAACAGGATCAACAAATCAGGCACAAACCATATCTGCTTTCAAAAAGTTAGCAGGTAAGGCAAACACGTCTGCGCTTAGAGAATTTTATGAAGAAACAATACCTTCGAATATTCAAGTCAAGACAGATACTATTTTCGCAGAAGAGATACCTCAAACTGTATCAGCAAACACATCAGATTTATATACTAGGTACTCTGCTTCTTCTGGAGCACCTGCTACTGTAGAGTTTGTCGAATTTACAATTGAATCAATCTTAGGTACTGATTATGATGCAAACACAGGATCATTCGGAGATGTTGGGTTTGGTGCTGGAGATGAGGCGCAAAGTTCAGGATTTCACGGATTTCAATTAAAACTACATGCTGATTATAATGTCTCTTCTTCCAATCCATTATCCGGAACTGCTCCTTTTTCTAGTTCTCAAGTCGTGCATGAGACAAATGGTGAACTGCAATTAGTTTCTCCTTCTTTCGGCCCACAATCTGGGAACAATTATACAATTCAACTCTACACCAGTAAAGGTGGTTCTAGAATTTACCCAACTGATCCTATTGATTGGGTAATGGATTACTTTAATGGCGTCTTGTTTATTCAAGACTATAATGCTTCTAAAACCCCAACATATGCAGTTGGCTATATCTATACTGGTAAAATGGCTTCCACTGCAATCACAGATGCATCAGGTTCCGGAGGAAGCGGAGGAATTTCTTATAGCAGAAGAGCCATATCTACAAACGCAACAGCTTCCGTTGGCGATACATTAATTGGAGTAACTTCAACTGGATCTATAGAACTTAGGCTTGCCCCTGCACAAGATTTAGAAGCAGGACAATACATGACAATTAAAAAAGAAGTTAACTCAAATAATCAAGTAACAATCTCAACTTCTGGATCACAAACAATTGATGGCGTGAGTTCGGTAATATTAGAATCACCGTTTGCTGCCTTGAATCTATATTCCGATGGTGTCGGATCCTATTATATTTACTAACCTTTTCATACCCAAGTATACTATATAATAATGATGAGAGTCGTGTGTTCTCATCATTATGCTTGATTAATATATAATGGAGGGTTTAATTATGGCTTATAAATTTCAATTAGGGACTGCTCGTTTGAGTGGCTCTGTGATTGCCGAAGGTGCTCTTAGTGGTACCTCTGGCGTGTTTGATGGTGGAAACATTACCAATGTTGGTACTGCTTCTATCCAATATGTTTCCGCATCTGTTCAGTTAGTTGGTGCTGCAATTGGATTGTCTGATGCTTCTGGGCTTCTTAAGTCTGGTGGTGGTTTAGAAGACGATGCTGGTGAGGTTGCTATCTCTACTGGCGGTGTTACAAACCTCATGTTGAGCGGTGGCATTGCAGGCTCAAAGCTTGCTGATGGTGCTGTTGGCAATACTCAATTGTCTGGAAATATTTCTGCAGATAAATTGAATTTTGCTGCTGGAGTACTTTCTAGTTCTGCTGGGCAATTGACTATTGATGCTGGCGGTGTTACAAACAATATGTTGAGCGGTGCTGTTGCATTCAGCAAGTTGGCATCTTTAACTGATGGCAACATTCTTGTTGGTAATGGCTCTAACGTAGCTGCTTCTGTTGCTGTATCTGGTGATATCACCATCAGTAATGCCGGTGTTACTGCAATTGGTTCTGGTAAAGTTACCAATACTATGTTGTCTGGTGCGATTGCTGCAGGTAATTTGCAATTAGGCGACGGTTTGGCTGATAGTTCAGATATCTTGGTTGTAGATTTGAACACTAGCTCTGGTTTGGAGTTTTCTGGTGGTAAATTGCAAGTTGATCTTTCTTCTTCCAATGCTCTTGCTTTGGATGCAGGTGGCTTGGATCTTAAATCAACAATTGCTGGTTCTAGAACGTTCTCTAACGATGTTACTGTTAACGGTAACTTCACTGTTCTTGGATCTACTTTCTCAGCTTCTGTTGGTACATTGCTAATTGAAGATGCTGAAATCGTTATTGCTGACGGTGCTTCTGCACTTTCTGCCTCTCAAGGTATCTACATCGGTGAAGATACTTCTGGAACACCTTTGGCTTCTTTCAAAGTTGGTGATGCTCTTGGCACTAATGATGCATTTGTTTCTTCATTGAACTTGTCTGCTCCAAATATCTATTCCGCTGGAACATTTGCCACTGATGATTGGACTATCGATTCTACTCACATTTCTGGTAACTTGCCTGTAAGTGCTTCTGCGTTCTACGGTGATGGCTCTAATTTGTCAAATATTTCTGCTGATTCTCTTGCTCTTGGAGCTGGAGTTTTGACTGGTACTGGTAATATTACTAGTAAGTTGACTAGATTGGACTCTGCTGGTGGCGCATTTACTGCTACTTTGCCTGGAATTTCTTCTGCTGATGAAGGTACGATGTATGTTCTTAAAGCATTAGGATCTGCTGCATCCAACAATGTAACAATTTCTCCTAGTGGATCTCAAAAGATTGACGGTGCTGCACAGTCAATTGTTCTTGAGTCTGACTTTGCTGCTGTTACTTTGTTTGTCATTGACAACGGCGGTACGGCTGAATGGATCATCGTCTAATTTATTAGACTTCAAGAATTATTCTTGGAAGGGTTGGGCGAAAGTCCAGCCCTTTTTCTATTTATAAAAAATGGAGGATTGAATATGTCATACAAGTATTCTAAAGGAGCAACAGTTCAAGGAGACATCAAAGCAGCAGATGATGCTCAAAGAGATACACTAATTGATTTTGGAGAAGATCAGATCGATTTCCAAACAAGTGGATCGGTAAGAATGAAGATTCATAACGAAGGAGCAGATCTTACAGGCTCTTTACATATAAAACAAAATGGCGATCAAGAAATGCTTAGGTTTGCTAAAGAAGATGCAGAGACATCAGAAATGGTTTTTGAAATGGGGGGCAACGATAAGTTCCAAATGTTTCTCAACTCTTACGAAAACATGGTTTTTGCAACTGTAAATTCTTCTGATGATTTCTTGCTAAAGCTAGCTGGTGTTACGGCAATCTATGGACAGGGAAGCCCTAAAGAATTGAGACTATGGGATTCTTATAATGTCAACTATGATACAATTGTTAATTCGCCACTGAGAGTCTCAGGAACAGCACAATTTGACTCCGCTATTTCTTTTGAAGATGTCATCATGGCTGAATTGTCTGTTCCGGGAGTCGATCTACAGACAGATACAAACGCCTATCGCTTTACAAGCCCATACAATCTTGAACTTCTCTCTTTGGGGCTAACGCTAGATACTGCTGCATCATCTGGAGACACCACAATTAACGTAACAAACCCTGATGACGGCACATTAATCACAGCGACAATTTCAGCAACAAATGATTTTGTCACGCAAAACACCGTCACTTCAGGTTCGAGATCTCAAGGAAACAACATTACATTTGAAATTACAGCAGCAGGAACTGGTGCACAAGGACTTAGAGCGAACCTCTATTTCAGGAGAACAATCTAATGCCAATCGTTCATAGGAAAGAAAGGTTAAGAAGCGGATTATTCGGAAGATACTTTAACACTTATTTTAGCGATAACATGGGAAATTTAACTTCTCCTACAAACTCTGATGTTAGAACTCAATTATCTTCATATACTGTGGACACGACTGATACTTGGTTATTTCGTGGCTACTTTCTGGCTAACACCACAGCAACAAATTGGCAGTTCAGAACCAATTCTGATGATGCATCGTGGTTGTGGATTGGATCTAACTCTACAGCAACGGACACAAATCTGGTTACTGGGAGTGCCGTCGTCAATAATGGAGGACTGCATGGTACCCAGACTAGAACAAGTTCAAACATTTCTTTGACAGATGGAGTTTTTTATCCCTTTACTGTTGTGATTGGAAACAATTCAGGGCCGGGAACCTTAACCGTTGAGTTCTCAAGCAACGGAGGAACAAATTGGCAGTCGGATGGAAATGGATTCTATTTTCACAATCCATATGCACCCAATGGTTATAATATTGAATAAACATTCTTTTTATTAACATTACTACAATTTAATGTTGATAAACTAATATATTAGGAGTTTTACGTAATGTCATTATTGAAACAAGCAATAGTTGATGCTGCCAACTTAAAAGAAGCAGCTCTTAAGAACGCAGAGCAGATGATTCTTGAGAAATATTCAAATGAAATTAAATCTGCTGTTGATACTTTGCTTGAAGCAGAAGAAGAAGGTGGTTTAGATCTTGGTGGCGATCCTGCAGGAGAAGGTGATCTTGCAGATGATACTACAGAAGATATGGATCCTAGCACTTTTGAAGAAGAAAATTTAATCCCACCCTCATATATGGAAGGAGAACAAATTGCTTCTAAAAATGGAGAAATGTCTTTTTCAACTCCAGATGAAGGTGAAACTATTGATATCAACATCAGCCCAGAAGAATTGGCTCAATTTTTGAGAGACGCTGATCAAAATGAATCAGGACAATATATCGATTCAAAATTAGACAATTTTCAATCACAGATGGATGATGATCAAGTTGAGATTGACTTGTCTCAGCTTGCAGATCTTTCTGACGAAGAAGAATTGGGTTTTGATGACGATGAAATCATGGAATTACCAGATGATTTAGAAGGCATGGAAAGAATGGTAGCAGAAGTCTTGGATGTAGATCACAAACCACAGCCACATGGAATGAATGGGCAACTTGGTGGTGGACTTAATTCTGTTGAGTTAGAAAATGCTATCGATATGGCTCTGGCAAAAGCAATGTCAGATGACATGCAAGAAGAAAATGAAGAATTAAAAGATACTCTTGCGGAACTTGAAGAGCAAGTTCAACATTTGCAAGAGCAAAATAAAAAGTTTAAATCCGTAACAATTCAATTGAAAGATAAACTGGAAGAATCAGTTATTACCAATGCCAAATTGTTATACTCAAATCGTGTACTTATTAGTGCCTCCCTGAATGAGCGACAAAAATCTAAAATTGTCGAAGCCTTAAATAATGCACACACCGTAGATGAAGCAAAGACTATCTATGAAACACTTCAGAGCACAGTGGGAGATAATACAAACTCTCCTCAAACACTGAGCGAAGCGATTAATAGAAACGCTGGGCGATCTTCTACACTTCCGAGACGTGCTCCTGAGAAGGAGACTCTCAATGAAAATGCCACATCGAGAATGTTGAAACTCGCTGGCATTAAATAAGACAATATTAATTAATTTGGAGGAAAATATTATGTCTATCGTTGAAAAATTAACTGAAGGTATTGTCAGACGTGATCTTGCTAAAGAAGGTGCTGCTCTGTTGAACAAATGGGAACGCACTGGTTTGTTGGAAGGTTTGGATTCTGATTATGCTAAAAACAATATGGCTTCTCTTCTTGAGAACCAAGCTAAGGAATTGCTTCGTGAGGCTTCTTTGATGTCTCAAGGTGATGTTGAAGGTTTCGCTGCTGTTGCTTTTCCTATCGTACGTCGTGTATTCGGCTCTTTGATCGCTAACGATCTTGTATCTGTTCAGCCTATGTCTTTGCCATCTGGTTTGATCTTCTTCTTGGACTTTAAATTTGGTTCTGAAGGTGGCGGTATGCCAAGAACTGGTTTTTATGAAGATGAATCAATCTACGGACAAGGTGTCATTGGTTCACAATTGACTGGTGGTGTTGACATGAACAACCTTACTGAAGACAAGCAGCCGTTTGGACTTCAAGCAGGTTTCGCTCATGCTTCTGGTAATGTTGCATCAAATGCATCTGCAGTCGTACACGGACTTGAGTTTGTTGATTCTGGAACTGTTGGTTCTGATGCTGACATTGATAAGTTGGTTCAGTTCGATCCAGATCTTGCTGCAGGAACATTGATTACTGTTGCTCGTCTTACTCTTTCTGAATTGGATCAAATTGATTCTACAGAAAAAGGACTTAAGCATCTTGTTGTTCAATCTGCCTCTGCTCGTCCTGGGCTTATTGATGGTGCTAGCATTCTTTCTTGTTCTGCTGATCTTAGTCAAGTTCGTCGTTTGACTAAACTTTCCGGAACTGCTACTGATCATGCATTGCTTTTCTTCACTGGCTCAAACGTATGTTCTGCATCTGCTGGCGATGAATTGTTTTCTACTGCTAATATCAAATTCCGATATCGTGCCACTGATGATATCGTAACTGGTTCTGGCTTGGGCTCTGTTGTTGGGCAATCCCAATGGCAATTGGAAGCACAAGAAAGCATTCCAGAAATCGAAATCAAAGTTGACAGTATTTCCGTAACTGCTCAAACCAAAAAGTTGAAAGCAAAGTGGAGTCCTGAGTTGGGGCAAGACTTGAATGCTTACCACAACTTGGATGCTGAAGTTGAGTTGACTTCTATCTTGTCTGAACAAATCGCTTTGGAAATCGATCGTGAAATCTTGGCTGATTTGATTAGTGGTGCTAAAGCTGCTACTTATTACTGGAGTCGCTCTCCTGGTTTGTTCGTGAACAAGACTACTGGTGCTGCTATCGTTACTTCTAGTACTGTTGCTCCTGATTTCACTGGAAACGTTTCTGAATGGTATGAGACTTTGATCGAAACCATCAATGATGTTTCTGCTCAAATCCATAGAAAGACATTGCGTGGTGGCGCTAACTTCTTGGTTTGCGGCCCTGAAGTTGCTAACATCTTGGAATTCACCTCTGGTTTCCGTGCTAACGTTTCTCATGCTGATGAGAAAGGTACTGTTGGCGCTGTTAACGTAGGTTCTATCTCTAAGAAGTTCGATGTTATGGTTGATCCATACTTCCCACGAAATGTTATTTTGGTTGGACGTAAAGGTAACTCTTTCTTGGAAAGCGGTTATGTATACGCTCCTTATGTCCCATTGCAAGTGACTCCTACTATCTTCGGTACTGAAGACTTCGTTCCTCGTAAAGGTGTTATGACACGCTATGCGAAGAAGATGGTTCGTCCAGATATGTACGGTTTGGTTATCGTTCGTGGATTGTTGGGAGGCGATAACGCCTAATCATCTCTGATTGTCTAAGATAATCACATTACAAGCCTCCTTCTCTTTGAGTTGGGGGCTTTTTTGTTATATTCCACTATTTATTGTTGATAATTTCATTTTGAGGAGAATTGACAATGAAACGTAAAAAGAAACTTAGATTGCTTAAATTAGCAGAAGAGAAAGCAATGGCTGCTGAAAAAGCTAAACAAGAAGCTTTGGCTGCTGAAGCAGCAAAAAAAGCTGCTAAAGAAAAAGCTGCCAAAGAAGCTGCAGAAGCAAAAAGAAAATCAGAAGCAGAAGCAAAAAAGAAAGCTGCCGCTAAGAAGAAGGCATCTACAAAGAAGACTGCTGATAAAGAATAATCTTTTCTACTTCATCTTACTATTTATAGTTGAATGGAGGGACGCTAAATGTCAAGGCCTACACTAACGCCAGTGCAGCAAACATCTGTAATAGTATTACCAGCAACTGGTACTGCTGGTAATGTTGCTGCTACTTTGCCTTTGGGTATGTATGCAACAGAAGGTGATTTTTTATCAGGAGCTGCAGATCAAGTGGCTTACACTTACAAGAAATTGGGTGGAGATATTCTAGATATTGAAATCACAGAAGGAAACGTATATGCAAATTATGAAGAAGCGGTATTAGAATATTCTTATATCGTTAACACCCATCAGGCTAAGAATGTTTTATCGGATTTGCTTGGTACCACTACTGGATCATTTGATGCAGATGGGAGCCTTAAGAGTGGATCTTTAAAAAATTCTCTTTCTGGAACAGGTGTTTCGCTTCGATTTCCTCGTTTTGAATTTGCATATGCTAGAAGGATTGCCGATGGTGTTGGGGTTGATGCTGGGGTTGGCGGAAATGTTCCAATTTATTCTGCTTCATTTTCTGTAACTTCAGGGCAGCAAGATTATGATCTTCAAACTATATTAGAAGCTGCGTCCACCGCAGGATTAGATAACGGTACAGGAAACGCAATTGATTGGGCTGGATTAGTTGGGAACAAGAAGATAGAGGTAAGAAAAGTATATTATAAGACTCCAAACTCTATGTGGAGATTCTATGGATACTATGGTGGATTAAATGCCGTAGGAAACCTATCAAATTACGGACAGTGGAGTGATGACTCTACTTTTGAGATAATACCTACTTGGCAAAATAAAATGCAAGCAATGGCATTTGAGGACGCTATATATACACGCAATTCTCACTTCTCATATGAGTTGAGAAATAATAAGATAAGATTGTTTCCACCTCCGAACAGCGTTTCGGCAACAAAATATTGGATTGAATTTACGATTCCGCAAGAACCTTATCTTGGCAATGATCCAGATATTGGTATCTTGGGTGTTAATAATATGAACACTTTGCCATTTGAAAATGTTCCATTTGCCAAAATAAATGCAATTGGAAAACAGTGGATCAGGAGATATGCTTTGGCATTATCTAAAGAAACATTAGGACAAGTTCGCTCGAAGTTTGGAAACTCAATTCCAATTCCGGGAGAACAAGTTTCTCTTAATGGTGATTCTCTTTTGTCACAAGCAAAGGAAGAGCAGAACGCTCTTAGAGAAGAATTAATTAAAGTCTTAGATGAATTGACTTACACCAAATTGTCTGAAGACGATAAAAACTTTATGGAAAATGCTGCTGGACTTCAGAAAGCAATTCCTTTAACGATATTCATAGGATAATAAAAATGAAACATAAATTAATAATGGAAAACTGGAGACGGTTTGTAAACGAAGAAGTTCAAGATGATTCTTGGAAGTATTATGGTGATGAAGGTAGAAGTGATGCCCAATTAAGAGCAGATCGAGATTGGAAAAGGGAATGGAATTCTAAGGCTGATCAAGATTTTTTCAAAAATGAAGTCAAGAAAGTTCATTGGGTAGGCGGAGTTCATAAGGTTGCTGACTCTAGCGCTCAAGAGCCTCAACTCATTGGTGACTTAAAGTCGTGGGGAAATATTACTTCTACACATAAAGATGAATTATCTTGTATTGGGTACTTAGGTTTGCCTATGGAAGATAGTTTGGGCATGGCTTTAGGGCTTTTGGTTGATGGCTACACATCTTATGCTGCTGCAGGTGACATACAAACTGAATGGACTTCTACCGCAGAAGAGGAAGATATTGAAAAACATGCTTCATCCGGATTAGCAAAAAGAGCGAATATAAAAGATAATGCTATGTACGATAAAGAAACATTTGTAGAACCATCGCAATCTCCGGGCGGATATAATGAATTAATTGTCGATAATTGGAAGGCTGTAGGTGTGGTACTCAAAGTTAATCACAGGTATTTTAAATGGATGTATAAAAATATGAAATCTGAAAAATTTCGAAATATCAAAGCAATTAGACAAAAAGAAATAAAAGATATCATGGAACATTGTAGATCTATGGGAATTCCTTTGCTAGATGCTAGCCTAGATCCAATTGAGGAGCAGGCGTAAATAATGAAACATAGATTAATAATGGAAAACTGGAGACGTTTTGTGAACGAAGCAGCATTGGGTTTTGGTTCTGAAGGTTTATCTGAACTTGGAGATATGACTTTTAGGATTGAAAATGATGGTGGATACTATACCATAAGGGCATTAGATGGTTCCGGATCTGAATTAGGGTTCGTAGATCTTGACGATTCATATGCTTCTGATTGTGGAATCTTTGTTACTCATTCTGAAATTACAAATCCAGAAAAAGCATCTTTCGGCCCATTTCTTTATGATTTGGCGATAGAGTTAGGTACTTTGGTGGGATCGGGCGTAACGTCATCATCAAATCCAAGCGGACTTACCGCTACAGATTCGGAAAAAAGCAAATCTATGGCAATTAATGTTTGGACTTATTATTACGAGAGAAGAGCTGATATCACAAAATTTCCTTTAACTTGTGTTGCAATGCTAGATGGTAGATATATTTTGCACAAAGGAATGTACATTTTCCCAGATCACAAGCATTCGCACATGATAATTAATACTGTAAAACAAGGAGATAAATATTCTCACAAAGATCCTCCCAGTAATCTATTAACTAGGGTTAATGCGATTAACCACTTCTATTCAAAAGATCCAATTTTCTTAGATCAACTTAAGGCTATGGGCAAATTAGAAGACACTGCAAATGTACTAGAAGAAGGAGCAAGACAGTATGTCAAAAAAGGATAACAAATGGAGCCAGCCAACAGCACCACCTCCTCCCTTATTCACAGGGAAGAAGGAACGTGATCTTGTTAAGCAAGTCAATGACGAAATCATCGAAAGAGTCATTGGGCAAACCATTGCATATTATCCTATTGATTATAACACAACTGACTTCCATCCAATCTATGGAGAAGCAATTGAGAAGAACTTTCTTCCTCCAATCAGAGTCCAAGCGCTTATTGAATGGGAAGGAATTCAATCAGCATATACAGAGAAGATTGGAATCGATAAGCAATCAAGCATCACAATTCATTTCCACAAGAGAAGATTAACAGAAGATCAAGATCTATTTGTCAGAGAAGGAGACTTTGTTCTTTACGGAGACTTATTCTATCAGATTGTGACTCTTATGGAACCAAAAAGACTATATGGACAGATTGAGCATAGATTAGAGATCAGTGCTAAATGTGTAAGAGCAAGACAAGGGGTATTCAATGGCGAATAAATATGAAAATGGATTGAGCTTTCAGCCTTCAACAATTGAAACTATTGATATGGCAATGTACAAGTATATCACTGGACTAAACTTGCACACTAGCACCAATCAAGGATTCAAGCCGGTTCCAATTATATGGGTAGGCGCAGAAAGAACGTTTCAGATTAAAAATGATCTAACCTTAAGAGACAAAGAAGGGCTATTGTCGATTCCAATTATCACAATCGAAAGAAAAGAGATGACTAGAGATCCTACAAAAGCACCAATTCCAGCCAATATTCCTGATTATAAAGATGGTGGCTGGATTCCTGTAAGAAGAAGAATTGTCCAAGACAAAACAAACAATTTCAAGTCTGCACAAAATATTCAAAAATATGGTGGAAATGATGATGTGGGTATTGACGAAAAGTTTTTTAAACAAGAAAGAAAGTTTCCATCAAAAATTTCTCCAATGTTTGATACTCGCCCATTAAATGCTAAAGAAAAAGTTGTATATGAGACGATATATATTCCTATACCGGTATATGTCATGGTTAAGTATGAAGTACACATAAGAACAGAATACATGCAACAAATGAACCAATTAATTACTCCTTTTATCTCTGGGCAATCTAGGCTTGGTAGAAATAGTAAATACTTTACACTATCTCATGATAATCATTTATTTGAGGGTTTTATTGATAACACTTTTGCCAATGAAAATAATACTGCCAAATTAGATGAAGAAGAAAGAATATTTAATTCAACTTTAAACGTCGAAGTTTTAGGATATTTAATCGGCGCAAATGATAACGAAAACTCTAATATGGCAAAATCGTATGAAAGTATCGTAGATGTAAAAGTTTCGAGAGAAAGAGTAGCACTTTCTGATAAACACGATAGAACTAACAAGACTGGTACTGATCCTTTTTACAAAGAATAAAAATGATTTTGTATAAATTCCTTTGCATAAAATAATCACTATTTACTATGAAAGTTTTATAATAAAAACTATGACTGTTTTAACAAAGGAGAAAATGACATGTCAATTGATAAATTTAGATTTGTATCTCCCGGTGTTCAGATTGCCGAAATCGATCAATCTCGCAGAACTCGTCCTGCTGCAGAACCCGGCCCATTAATTATTGGACGATTCCAACGAGGCCCTACAATGCGCCCCGTAAAAGTAGACTCTTTGTTGGAGTTGTCAGAAATCTTTGGTGACGCAATTACTGGTAGAGAATCAGGAGATATTTCTCGTAATGGTAATTTCTCTGCACCTTCTTACGCAGCTTTTGCCGCTAATGCTTGGTTGGCTAATCAAGGTGGAGCCACTATTCTTCGTTTGGTTGGTAAACAATCGTCAACTGCTGAAGCTGGTTCAGGAGAAGCAGGCTGGAATGTGCCAACAAGTGGTACTGCTGGCGCTGGAAAAGGTGGAGCTTGGGGACTTTGGATTGTTCCTTCAGGCTCTGATGTTGCAACATTGACAGGCACTCTTGGTGCTGTTTTCTATTGTGAGGAAAATGTTGGTGTTGTTTTGTCTGGTACTCTAGGAAGTAGTGCAGATACAGGGCAAGCTGCCGGAACATTGGTTAAGTTTACAGATGGAAATTACAAAGCATTGGTAGTTAGCGGATCTGATGCGTCTTCTTCTGTTGAAAGTGCCCTAGAAACGTTTGCATTTAATTTCGATCCATCTTCTAGATTATTTGTAAGAAAAGTATTCAATACTACTCCCCACAATACAAATACTAGTGTTGTTGCCGCATCTGCAAATAATTCAGCGAAATATTGGCTTGGTGAAACTTTTGAAGATAATGTTCAAAAATTAATTGCCGATCAATTGACTGGTAGTACAATTTGGGCATTCACTGCGCCATTGGTTTCTGGTTCTAAATATTATGGAGATCACACCTATGATGCCCAACCTTCAAAAACTGGATGGATTATCGGACAAGATACTTCTGCCCTTACAGCATCATACAACCCAGAAAATATGCAAAAGCTTTTCCGCTTTGTTTCTTTAGAAGAAGCCGAATGGACACAAAGAAATTTGAAAATCTCTATTAGAAACATTCGTTTACCAAATGCTTCTTCTGATGCTAATCGATATGGGACTTTTGATGTTCAAATTCGCAATATGTCAGATACTGATGCTGCAATTCAGCCAGTTGAGTCTTATACTGGATTGAGCCTAAACCCTGCATCTCCAAATTATATTGCTGCTCGTATTGGTGATCAATATGCAGAGTGGAGCGATACAGAAAAACGATATCGTTATTTTGGAGCTCATCCAAACATGTCCAAATATATTCGTGTTGAGATGGCATCAGAAGTTGATGAAGGATCTGTAACAGAAGAATTGGTACCATTTGGCTTTTTTGGAGCACCTAAGCCTGGATCTGTGACAATTACCAATAAAGGCTCCGATGGCGATGGAGATACCGCTTGGCTGCAGTCTTGCAGTGCATCCGCTTTTGTGGTTGATGGTAACAATCTTGCTGCAAGAACAGCAGACTGTATTTTTATTAGTGGTGCCATTTCTTCTAGTATGACTGTCAAATATGAATGGCCTTCTTTAAAGTTGGTTGGATCATCTTCATTATCTAGCTTGTCAGATCCTACAGATCGTTATTTTGGAATTGATTTCACAAGACAAGGTAGTTCTGTTGTTTTCGATAGCAGCTTTTATGATGTAAGCAAAGCAATGGCTAAAGATATTTCAAGCGATAATTGGGATAAATCAGGAGATATGGAACATTCTTTTGTTTTCTCTTTGGATGATGTTTCTGGTGCAATCGATGCCACACGTCCTGAAACTGGATATATCTATGTATCTGGCTCTAGAGCACTAGGTACTTCTTGGACTGCCGTATCAGGTACTGAAGCAATTATCAATGCTGGGTATGATAAATTTACAATGAATTTATATGGCGGCTTTGATGGACTTGATGTAACTGAAATGGAACCATTGATTAATAATCGTTCTGGAGTTATTGGCTCTACTGCTGCTACTTCTTATGAGAAATATACTCTAATGAGAGCAGTTGATACCGTAGCTGATCCTGAATTGGTTGATATGAATCTTTTGGCTATTCCCGGTGTAACTGATGCTGGAATTACAGATCATATGATTTATACTTGTGAAAGACGTAGAGATGCTATGGCTGTCATCGATATTCCTAAAGCGTATACCCCACGCCACGAATCAAGCACAGCGTCAGAATCTTCCAGAAATGGAGTATCTAGTGGAAATACAGTAGCGGAAGCAGTTAACGCCATCAAACAAAAAGGCTATAATTCTTCCTATGCAGCCACTTATTATCCTTGGGTACAAGTTCGTGCTCCTATCACTGGATTGCCTACTTGGTGTCCACCTTCTGTAGTTGCTCTTGGTGCTATGGCATATGGACAAGCAACACAAGCAGTATGGTTTGCTCCTGCAGGCTTCACTAGAGGTGGATTGTCTGAAGGGCGTGGTGGCTTGCCAGTTGTAGCAGTGTCTCAAAGATTGTCTTCGAAGAATCGTGACTCTCTTTATGAAAATAACATCAATCCTATCGCTCAATTTCCAGCAGAAGGTATTGTAATTTTCGGACAAAAAACACTTCAAGCAACTCCATCTGCTTTGGATCGCATCAATGTTCGAAGAATGATGATTTATATCAAGAAGAGAATTTCTAATATTGCTGCTAGATTGGTATTCCAGCCAAACATCACTCAAACTTGGGGTAGATTTAACTCACAAGTTGTTCCTTTCTTGGAATCAGTGAAGGCTGGTTATGGCTTGGAAGACTTTAAAGTCGTTCTTGACACAACTACTACTACTGCCGATCTTATTGATAGAAACACTATGTATGCTAAAATCTATGTAAAACCAACTAAAGCAGTTGAGTTTATTGCAATCGATTTTGTCGTAACAAGCCAAGGTGCATCATTCGATGACTAATGGATAAAAAAATAGTGAGGGCAAGTGTTGTTTAAATTTGCCCTCACTATTTACTATGAAACGAATTTATTTGGAGGATTTATAAATGGCTTTTTGGAATGAAAAAATAGTAGAACCTAAACGTAAGTTTAGATGGGAACTGCTAATTGATGGTATACCAGCTTGGACTATCAAGAAAGTTAACCGCCCCAGTTATGAGGTGGCTGAAGCTGAACACAAATTTATTAATCATACGTTTTATTTTCCGGGACGTGTTACATATAACACCGTTTCTTTCACAATTGTAGATGTTGCAAATCCAGACGCAGCAGAAACTTTGAAGCAAATGCTTTATGCTTCAGGTTATGCCTTGCCTAAAGACGTACAACAAGCGACACAAACTATTACCAAACAAGCAGGAATCACAGCTCTTGGGGATGTTGTTATTTGTATGTTTGGCGGTGGTGGTATTGCTGATCCATCACAACCTAATACTCGCCCAGGTACAGACTCATTCGGTGCTGGTGGTGGCGTGGTAGCTGATAGTGGTGCCAATGGCTATAATGACGAAGGAACAATTTTGGAATCTTGGAAATTATATAATGCTTGGATTAAAAAGATCGAGTTTAGTGAATTAGATTATGATGGAGATGATTTAGCAGAAATTACTATTGAACTTCGTTATGATTTTGCTGAATTGAACGGCACAGATGCAGTTGTACCGGGCACACTTAATGTTGATCCTGCTAGAAAACCAACTATGGGATATGGACAGCCTGTAGGTGATGTACCGGCAAGACAAGACTAATAATTACATTCTCTTTGGAGGTTAAATGAGAAATAACGACGAGAGAACAGGGGCTGTTGAACAACCTAACAGCCCTGCCCCTTCTCTACCACAAATGGGGCAAACGGGATTGAACTTTGTTTCACCAACAGAATTTGTTGAGATTCCGTCAAAAGGTAAGTTCTATCCATCTGGACATCCGCTACATGGAGTGGAAGCAGTTGAGATTAGACACATGACAGCGAAAGAAGAAGATATTCTTTCATCGAAAACTCTGCTGAAACAAGGAGTTGCAATTGATCGCTTCTTGGAATCTGTATTAGTAGACAAGAGAATTACATCTGATCAACTTTTAGTTGGAGATAAAAATGCTCTTATTATCGCTGCAAGAATTTCTGGATATGGAAATGAATATAGTACTGCCGTGACTTGTCCGAACTGTACATCCCAGAACAAATGTGATATTGATTTGCTTGAAGCTAAGGATTCATATGACGGATCATATGAAGAATCTGATGGAATTACTGGGCCGAATGAATTTGGATATTATTATATTACCCTTCCAGTGACAAAGGCTGTATTTGAAGTCAGACTTATGACTGGTAGAGAAGAAAAAGCATTTGCAAAAAGATTAGAACAACGTAGAAAAAGAAGGCAAGCAGAAGCAATGCTGACAGATCAATTTAAAACGTTTACTAATTCAATCAATGGTGTAGGAGATCTAAAGCAAGTTTTTAGATTTATCGACAATCTTCCTGTTAGAGATTCTAAGTTTCTTCGTGATTCTTATATGAAAATCTCCCCTGCTCTTAATTTAAAGCATGATTTTGAATGCAGAGAGTGTGGATATGAACAGGAGGTTGAAGTGCCTATATCGGCACAGTTTTTTTGGCCTGACATCTGAGTACATGGAACAAGTCTATGAGCAGTTTTTTCTTCTGAAATATTATGGAGGATGGAGTTTCATAGAGGCATATAGCCTTCCAGTTTCTTTGAGGACTTGGTTTCTAGAAAGATTGACTAAACAAATCAAAGATGAAGCAGAAGCCAATAAAAAAGCTATGCAAAAAGCCAAAAGGAAGTAAAGCGGAGATGAAAGTCTCTGCTTTCTTTGTATATACACTATTTATGATAAGGAATTTTGGGCTAATATATGGATAAATTTGAATTTGATTTTGCTAATAAGCTTAATGAAGGCTTTATAGGTACTTTTGGGATTACTCTCAAAAAACTTATGACAAAAATGTTTGGTGGAGAAAAGGTTCCAATTATCGTTAAAGGAACCACTCCAGAAATCAGAGCATTTGCTAAGGCTCTAGTGCACGAAAAAGATTATTATAAAGTATATACAAAATATGGACTCAATGATCCTAAAACATATCGTTCAAAGTATCGCCTCAAGCGAGCAATACACGATTTCGAGAGAAAGACGGGCATGAAGTGGCCGCTTAAGTTTAGATAAGGGGATATTAAGACATGAATGACGCATTATTAAAAGCATTAAAAAGGGTAATTGATAATTCTTCTATGGGTGATGACGAAAAAGAAGCACTTAAGACAGAATTAGAAAACTCTTCATCAAAATCTAAAGAAGAGCAAGAAAAAGCCGCGAATAATGCAAAAAAGAATGCTGGCGAACTAATGAATGCCATCACTGCCTATAATAAAGTTATTGAAGAATCTATCTATAAGGTTGATAAAGCCAGGCAAGCAGAGATTAGTACTCTTAAAGAAGAAATGAAAGCTAAAATAGAAGCTGGAACGATATCTGAACAAGAATTATTAATACAAAAAGAGAGAATCGCAAGATTACAGGTTGAAGCAGAGGCAGCAAAAAGAGCAGGAAATGCATTTAAAAGATTTTTGGATAATCAAGGATTTGGAAAAAATCTAGAAGACTCTTTTACAGGAAAAATGCTTCTTTCTGGAGGTAAAGGATTTGCGAATCTTGCAGAAGAAATGAAAAGAGCATTACAGCCTCAAGCTTTATTTGCTTCTGGACTTCTCCAGATGGAAAAAGCGACAATGCAGTTGTTTACTGCTTTCGATTCTGCTCAGGCTAATTTATCAAAAGTTACTGCAACAACTGGGCAGTATAATGATATGCTTTATGACATGCAAGAGTCAAATAAAACTTTTGGTGTAGATGCAAATACTGCTAGCGAAGCAATTGGAAGTATGCATAAAAATCTTTCTAGCTTTAATCAAATGAGCGCCCAAACTCAACAAGCACTGGCTACAACTACAGCCAGAATGAAAGTACTAGGAGTTGATACAGAAACTGGGGCAAAACAATTCGATAATATGATCCAAGGCATGGGAATGACAACAGTAATGGCTAATAATGCAAGTCTTGAATTGGTTAATTTAGGAGATGCAATTGGAGTTTCTGCTGACATTATATCAAACCAATTCAATCAAGCCTCTGCAGAGCTAGCTAAATACGGCACAGACGCCATTAAGGTATTCAAGGGTATGTCAGCAGCAGCAAAAGCCACAGGTGTCGAAATGAACACCCTAATGTCTATAACAAAGCAATACGATACATTTGAAGGTGCTGCAACAGCAGCAGGTAAGCTAAATGCTATACTTGGTGGTGGTGTTGTCAATTCTATGGATCTTCTCAATGCCACAGAAGACGAGAGAATAAGGCTGCTTATTAAATCAATCGAACTTTCTGGAAAGAATTATGAGAATTTGAATCGATTTGAAAAGCAGGCGATTGCTTCTGCAGCAGGTATTTCTGATATGGCTGAGGCAAACAAGATCTTGAGTATGTCCACTAATGCTTATGATGATATGCAAGCAAAAGCAAGCGGAGCAAATGCAGAGGCAGCTAAGTTGGAAGAAAGGGCGCAAGCAGCTCAAACATTTCAACAAAAAATGACACAAATTGGACAAGCTTTTGCTGTTGCGTTTATGCCAGTTTTGGACTTTATGCATGGGTTTGCAAACTTAATTTTAGAACTTAATGATTTAACAGGAGGATATTTCATTCCTGTAATGGTTGGGCTCGCTGGTGTTCTTGCACTTGTTTGGAAAGCCGGATCAGTAAACAATGCCATTCTTAAAGCACAAAGTGCAATAATGGCGACACAAACTTTTGTTGTAAATACATTAGCAGCAGCAAAAACTATGTATGCTGGGCGTGAGCAGTTTTTAACTTCGGTTAAGGCTGCAGGTAGTCTTCAAGATAAAATGAACATTGCTTTGGATTATATGGGAGTAACCTCGACTGTTGCAAAAACAGTGGCGACAGAAGGAGAAGCAGTTGCTGCGTCAACAGCAACAGTAGCAAATGCTGGTTTGGCAACTTCTTTGACTGCATTGATCGGCCCATTGATACCTTTGACTCCGCTCATCGCAGGATTAGGAATGGCAATGTTAGGATTAGGCTTGGCAATTGCAGCACCTTTTATTGCATTGGCAGTAATCACATTAGCTTTAAGGGATGTATTCATCGCAATGCTTGAAGCTCCAAAAGCAATTGATGCAGCAATAGTTGGAATAATGAAATTTGCTGTTGCCGGAACTGCAGCAATAATAATATTGTCAACTGGAATTCTTATTGCTGCAGCGATGCTTTCTGGCGCTGCTCCTATGATGCTAATGATCGCACCAGCGTTGGCAGCATTTGCAGGAGCGATGCTTATTGCTGCAATTGCATTTTATGTTGGTGGTATGGCTCTAGGAGTATTTGCAGAAGGCTTGGCAGCATTTGGGGATGTTAGTTGGGAAGCATTGGCTATAGCTACAGTGTCATTGGTTCTTTTTGCATTAGGTATGATACAGTTTGCCCCTATGTTATCTCTTGCAATGGCGTTGGTTGGGGTTCCTTTGTTGATATTCGGTATTGCGTTGAAACTTTTTGCAGAAGGCTTAGTTGAGTTCAACAATGTTGGATGGGAAGCTATGGCAAAAGCCACTCTTTCTTTGGCAGTTTTTGCCATAGCGTTGATTCTGTTGGCGCCCGTATTAGGAATAGCTGCAGCAGTAGTTGGAATTCCACTAATGGCATTGGGGCTGGGATTGTTGCTTTTTGCTAAAGGCTTAGCTGAATTCAACAAAGTTGGATGGACAGAAATCGGCTTTGCTCTTTTAAGTTTAACTTTATTAGGTTTAGGTATAACGGCACTTACAGTACCATTAGGAATCGGAGCATCAATCGTTGGATTGTCTTTGTTGGCTTTTGGACTTGGGCTTATTGTTTTTGCCAAAGCTCTTCAACAGTTCAATAAGATTGGATTTGCAGAGATATTTAAAGCAGTACTTGCTCTTGGGTTATTGGCTGTGGCTTTAATTCCAATCACTGCTACACTAGGAACAATTGGCTTTGTTTTGCCTTTATCTTTGGCTGCAATTGCTTTTGGGCTTGGAGCCTTGGGCATAGGTTTAAGGCAATTCAATGAAGTTGGAATAGATGCGATATTCAAATCTATAACTGCATTAGTACTTTTATCCGTAGCCTTATCATTCCTAGTGGGCGCTGGATGGCTTCAGGTAGCTGCTGCAGGATTTTTATTACTTGGAATGAGTTTGATTGTATTCGGTGCAGGAATAATGTCCGTAGGAGCAGGGCTAGATGTCCTTGCAGGAGCTTTTAATAAGTTCCAAGGGGTAACACACCTTTTTGAAATCTTAATGGAATCTGGGGTAGAATCCATTAGCGTATTATACCAAATGGCAGAAGCCCTTCAAAGTATTGCTCTGGCTTTGTTCTTTTTGCCAGAATCTAAAGTAATAGGAGTCGGATATATGTTTGAAGGATTAGCGGACGCTTCAAATGCAATTAGTGCTTTGAGTCCGGCAGCAATTAATCTAGGAAAAGACGTTGTTACTGTTGCTGGAGAATATGCCGAAGTTCAGTCAAAAATGAAATCAGCAGATCAGGACTCTTTTGTACAGGCACTAAAGAGTGCTTTAGGAATCGGAGCGCAAAATCAAGGAAAAGGAAAAGATATTGTCATACAATTGAATGGCAGAGAGCTTGGTAGAGCTGTTGATGCAGAATTAAATAAAAGGCATAGTTTAAGAACTGACTAATTATAATATAGGAGATTTGTACAATGGGTAAAAACCAAACACCAGATCATATAGGGCTAGACGGCTGGGTTACGCCAGAAATGTCGCAATTAGGAAGAGAATTCATCCAAAATGATCCTGCGACGAAACTTGCTCAGAATAAAGGGCAAAAAATTGAAATATTGCATATACCCTCAGGACAGTCTGTGGTATTTAAGGCTTATATTACGGACTATCAAGACAAATACGATTCTGAATGGAATTCGACTGATGTTTATGGTAGAATGGATCCAATTCATCAATTCCAAGGTACAAAAAGAGTAATTTCTTTAGATTGGGAGGTTCCTTCGCTATCTAGAGATGAAGCAAAATTGCACCATGATAAGTGTTCTTTATTGTTTTCTATGCTTTACCCAAGTTACAATAGTGCAAATCCATCAAGTGCGACGCAAATATCTACAGCGCCAATATTTAAAGTTAAATTTGGTAATTTAATCAAAGATCCTAATATCAGTACAGATGGTGGAACTGTCGAAGATTCAGGACTTGTTGGATCAATTTCTGGATTTACTTATTCTCCTGATGTTGATTCGGGATTTATCGATGAAGGGTATTTAGGAACTTTATATCCAAAATTGATAAAATTGTCAATGGAATATACTGTTTTTCACACAAATGGATTAGGATGGAATGGTACTAAGAAAAGAACATTAGGCTTTCCATATGGATTAAGCGAAGCAGCAAGACAAGCTTTAGAAACTGAGTCACGATCAGGAATTCAATCTTCATCAGGCATTGCTGAAGAAGATGCGGCGAATCAAGAGGAGATCTTAAAATAATGAGCAGATTTGGTACAAGAGGGATAAAAGTCAATAGGGATGAACTTTATAATGAGATAAGAGAAGAGAGAGACGTAAATTATATAAGACATTATGTTACTCCAAATTTTCAATATCCTACGCCTGAAAACATAAAGGAATTTATAGTAGAAAAACATTTTTGGAAAGCAGGAGATAAATTTTATAAGTTAGCTCATGAATATTATGGAGACTCTAAGCTTTGGTGGGTGATTGCGTGGTATAATAAAACGCCAACAGAATCTCATGTTGAATTAGGAAAAGTTTTGTCTATACCAAAACCAATTCAAAAAGTATTAAGATATTTGGGGAACACGTAATGGCAGATTCCAGATTCTCAGAACAGTGCATTCTGATAGACTATATCGATCTTATAGCCCTCACAGGCTTTATGACTAATTTACAAGGCTATAGCAACTTTAAAATCATAGACTGCGATTCAAATAAGGGTGGCGGAGCATATAATATCATTTCTAAATTAACTTCGAATGACGGAGTAGACGATTTTCTCAATTTGCCTCCTTCTGCTTTGGCTACTTTGATACCAAAAATTAAGTTATTTAAGGAAGTCTATAAGGGAAATAGAATAACTGGTAAGCCATCAGATTTGGTTGAGTTCGTTTTTGAAGATTTTTATAGTAAAAGAAATATAGATGATATATTTGGGACGACTAGTTTCAAAAGAGTTGGTGGTGCTGGACTTTCTGAAGTAAGCTGGGTTTTAAACGGTAAGAACCCTGCTGAGGCAGGAAAAGTGCTTGAAGCTACTTTGAAATTTGAATTCCAAACTGTTGCAGATTTGCTCGGAGACAGATTTGATCCAGCAACTGGTGGTATCGTTGGAGCTGGATCACTTGAAGGCGGTATTGATTATAATTATACAGCAAATTTTGTTGATCTAATCTTACATCCTCCAGGCAGAACAGATAATTTTAATAAAAGAGCAGAACAAGCCAAGGAAAGAGGAGAATATGTACCTCTTTTTTATAGAATTCGAATGGATGTTGGATGGGCAATTCCTGATTTGGTTGATGGCACACTTCCCGGACTGACATTAGCTGAGACACAAAGAATAAAATCAGAACTTAGTAGACAAAACATGTCTATGATATTAAACTTGGTTAGCCATGAATTTGATATATCAGAAAATGGAAAAATATCTTTAACAGTAAATTATAATGGAGCTTTAGAAGCATCAATGAACTCAAATCATGCTAATGTTTTAAATCAATTTTTGAGATATAACTTAGGCGATGAAGCAGACAAGAAAGAAGAAATAGAAGATTTGAGAGGAAAAATTAATGAATTAGACGAATACATCAAATGCTTAAATATTAGTAATCCAAGAGAGGAAGATGTCGAACTTTATGAACAGTGGAAAACTGAAATTCAGACTGAATTTGATTCAAAGACTGATAATTTTGACGAGAGACAGGACAGAAAGAGAGCAGGATCGTATAAAGAGTTTTTATCAATGATCAATAAAGAAGTCAATACTTTAGTTGTGTCTGAAGAAGAAATAGAAGAATGGCAAAATTCAATTGATAAAGGGCTGCCGCGTCCAAAACTTAGTGGATATAGTGACTTGATGAATCAAGACTATCTTAGAGAACAAGCAAAGCAACAAAGCGGAGGCTTCAGTGCTTTTGCTATGGCAGTGTTGGATTGGGCAACAGGAGCTCCTCCAAAGCCCGGACAAGGAGAAAACGCAGATTTAGCAAATGAGACAATTAGCGAAGCAGTAGAAAATCCAGATCAAGTAGAGTCAACCATTGAAGAATTTAAAGACGGTGCTCAGGATCCAGAAAAAGGATACATACAATTTTTCTATTTAGGTGATATTATTGCTGCAGCCGCAGAAACAATGAAGCCAATTAATAATCCAATGGCTGGTGATGATACTTTTATTCTAGGCCCGGTAGTCATTACGCACCCAAGAACTGGCGATAAGATACACTGTAATTTAGCAGATTTGCCAATTTCTTATAACGAATTTCAAACTTTCTTTTTTGAAACTATAGTTAGAAAACAACTTACATCATATTCTATTAGTCAGTTTCTCAGAGATATAATGGAGAGATTTGTTAAGAGAATATTACAGCCTTCAAATTGTTTTCCTAATAATAGACAATCTAGATCAATTGATGTGGCATTGACAAACTTTGCAATATCAAAAAAATTATCAGTTGCAAAAGGAATTAGAAATTATTCAATGTTGCCAAGCGATTTACCTCCAAAGCCTGCCGATAATCCAGAAAATATTAAGAAATTATCTGAATGGTATTCTAATAAATGGAATGCAGAAAAACCCGGTAGACTTTATATAGAGTCAATCACAGAACAAGAGCTTCAAGAGTTGACTATTGTTGAGTCAGGTGATCCGGTTGTCAACTGTCTTATGTTTTATATGAATTCTTATCTTGCTTCTGAGCTGGTTGGGGATATTGCATTTGACAGAAAAAATGGCATATATCATTTTTGGCTTGGTGCCGATACGGGCATTGTAAAATCGATTGAATACTCTAGGACAGATACAGAAGGACTGAGAGAAGCGAGACAATCAGAAGCAGGTAATTTGGGACAAATTAGAGATGTATATGATGCGAATGTGAAATTGGTTGGCAACTCTTTATTTCTGCCGGGAATGAAGATATTTTTACATCCCCCAATGGCATTTGGAGATCCAACTGCAGATGGCTACGATCCAAATGGCGAAAGACTTCCTGACTCTATTCCCAGCGGATATCCTTCTATGGCTAACCTTTTGGGAATTGGTGGGTATTATGATATTATTACTGTAGAGTCTGGTATTTCTAGGAGTGGACAGTACGAAACAACTTTGACTTGTAAATTTGCACAATCTGGAGGAAAGCAAATATCAGAAACTGCAAAATGCGATAAGACAATTAGTCTACCAGATGGATATGGATCTATTGGTTACCAATTTGATAAATTTGTCAAAGGTGTCAGCGATACTTTTGATATGGATAATCCTGATAACCCTTTAACTCAGTTTATGAGAAATACACCGGACTGGGATTAAATTAGGAGAATATTATGCTACCAAACAGAGGACAATATAAATTAAAAGGTGCAATTGCTGCAAAACTAGATAAAAGATTTCGTGATGCACTAGATAATCCGGAAAAATTGACTGATGATCAGATTAACAGTATTATCGAAAATGCAGTCAAAAACTATAATAAAGACGATGAAAATTTAGAACCATTTAATACATTGGTGATACCATCTGGAAATAACCAAAAATCAACAAAAGATCTTTATTATCACAAAAAATACTATTATAATTTAGCATGGCCGCAACCTGCGGCTAGTGATCGAGATCCAATTTATGGAGAAGAGGTGGATATCAATGAACAATATCAAGGCGAGTCTCGATATGTTTTTGGTAGATTTCAGTACATCGATATGTATCATGATAAAACCTTTTATGGCAGAATAGATACTCATAATCGCCCAATTTACCCATCAGAAAAGTTTTTAAAATTAGTTTCAGGCACAAACGATGTGTTTCTTTTGGATTTTGTTTGTGACGCTTTAAATGACATGATAGATAAAATCGAAAAGTTGAAAGATATAGGTAAGTTAACAGAAAAAAGCATATATTATGATTTTAAAATCTCGAAAGGTTGGGAAGATATGATCGCTGATCATCATAAGACTATGGAAGCGATATTTCAAGCTTTTGTTAGTAACTTTGCAAATTACGGCTCAAAGGCAATAAAAGACTTTAATGACTTTAAGAGGCTGTTTGTTTCTTTTTTGGGCGGATATCTTAAAAGGTATCCTATTAGTAGAAGTAACTTACAACTAACATATGCAACTAGTCCAAGAATTAGTGGCACAATATTTGAAATTGATAGTCAAAGCTTTGATGCCGATGAGATTAAGTATAAAAAATATATATTAGATGAAAATTTTATTCATATACAAAGAATTGCTAATCTTTATGGGTTTATGGTAGATAAAAATGCTCCTTGGAGATTTATCGCAGATCTTGAATCTCCGCAAATGAAAGCAAGAATGCAGGAAAAAGGCTTTAGAACACTTCAAGAAATGTTTGACAATAGATTTTATCAAACTCATTTATTTGAAGCGAATTCATTGAGAAAATATTTTGTTTCTTATTATGATTCTTATGTAAATTCTTTCCCGTACTACACAGATACTAAAAAGTGTGGAACTGGCTCTAAGTCAAAACTAAAATATAGAAAAAAAAGAAATAATGCTGAATTTTCTGATGAAAAATTACTAGAACTGTATCTTTTCATTAGAGCCAAAGAAGCCAGAAAAGAATGGACACAAGAAGAGTTTGATCATGCCACCGAAGAGGCGATCAGAGTCTATGAACATTATAGCTTGAAAGATAGCCTTAATCATATTCTAGATAAAACAACGGTAATATATGGTGATGGCGCTAATCCCGGAGTAAGAACCAAAAAAGAAGAAAATTATAGAATATATTCAAATCATCAATCGTATATGTATAGAGGAACATTCACAATCAAACTATAGGAGGTAATATGCTCTTTCAAACTCTAGACGACAAGTCGGAGTGTGTCGGTGTATATTTCGATGGAGAATTATGCTTTAATGACATTCCAAGTACTCTCACAAAGACTTGGAATTATTCTAATTTTCTATATGATATGCAAATCGAATACGCTCAACTCTATGTCAACGGAAAAAGCCTTAACGAAGTTTGTCCTTCCCACTTGTTAGAAGAATGGGAAAGAGTAACTAACAGACTTAAGGCTTTTATTCGTTCAAATCAATTAGCAAAAGTTAATCTAGTTGAGAATTGCTTTTTTGACTTAACACCAGAAAGATTTCTCAAAGAGTATTGCAACATTAAAAATCAAATATGCGATTGGGTATTTCAAAAATATTCACGCCCAGAAAACTATGATCACTTGCTTCAAGTACAGCAGGTGCTATCAGATATAAAGTATCGAAAAGTCAATTTTGATCCAAAACCTTTACAAGATTATTGGACAGACACAAAAGCAAAACTTCTTTACACAAAATTTATAAGCACAGATGCCTATTGCGACTATAATTTATTCGGCTCAAAAACCGGTAGATTAAGTCTTTCAGGCAATTCCCTACCTTTGATGAATATGAAAAAGGAATATAGGGCTTGTATCAATCCTAATAACGATTTCTTTATTGAGTTAGATTATAATGCAGCAGAAGCAAGAGTCGTACTTGCTCTACTCGGATTAGATCAGCCTAATGAGGATATACACGACTATAACGCAAAAAATCTCTATCACAGCACACGGGCAGAGGCTAAGAAAAGATTCTTCGCATGGTTGTATAATCCTAATTCAGACGATACAGTCTCTAGTGGGCAATATGATAGAGATTTAATCTTGGGCAGATACTATTCTTACGATTCAGTAACGAATTTATTCAAAAGAAAAATTCAATGTGATGATTTTCATGCTTTTAATTATCTTATTCAAAGTACTTGTGCTGATATGGTGCTTGATAGAATGGTGGCAATCTACAAACTCTTAAAGGGCAGAAAGAGTTATGTAGCATTCACACTTCATGATAGTGTTATTTTGGACTTCGCTTCAGAAGATAAGGAACTTATAAAGCCGATCATCGAAGAATACAGAAATACTAAATTGGGCAGATTTATGACTACTGTTTCAGCAGGAAAGGATTTATATAATTTAAAGAATATTAATATATAAAAAATATAATATATTATATAAAATAATTAAAAAATAAGTAAAATATAACTAAAATTATTAGAAACAAGGAGATAAGAACTAAAATGAATATAATAGGATTAGGAAAAGCAGGATGTAAGATAGCAGATCTATTCAAAGAATATCCTCAGTATAATGTCTTTTTACTTGACTCAGATGATAAGTATAAGAGAAAGAAGAATTGTTTTTACATACCTCCTCAGCAAACAGCAGAACTTTATGATGCAAATGCAATAAATTTAGCAAAACTTGTAGAGTCGCTTGATGAAGATGAGGAGGTGTATTTTATTGTCTGCGGTTCAGGAAAGATATCAGCATGTTCTCTTTGGATATTGGAGCAGATATCTCACAGAAAGGTGACAATTGTATATGTAAAGCCAGATATCTCTTCTTTAGATAACAAATCTGTGCTTAGGAATAGAGCACATTTTCACATCCTTCAGGAATATACCAGATCTGGTGTTTTTGAGAAGATGTTGATATTCGATAATAGCAAGATGTCAGATATCATTGGGAAGACGTCAATATTAAATTTCTACCCTAAGATTAATAGATTAGTAGCCACTTCTATCCATTGGTACAACATCTACATGAACACAGAACCAGTGTTTGACACATTCAGAGAGAAATATGTCAGTTCAAGAATAGGAACTTTCAGCATCGTAAATATCGATAATGAGCAAGTCATAGATTGTCAGGAGATAAATAATTCAAATCAAATTGAATATTTCTTTGGCGTCAATCGTATAAGAATAGAGAACGATGAAGAGTTGTTTGACAAATTGACAAGCATCTCATCTTCCGACTCAGAAGAGTCTATTTCTTTTGGAGTCTATCCGACTGATCTAGAAGAAGGCTTTTCATTCGCTTTGAAAACATCATCTGAAATTCAATCTGAATAAAATGCTGCTCTCAAGCGTATAGAATATGTCAACGCAAGGAGATAAAATGACAAACATCAAATATTATCGTGGAACATTCTCAAAATCAAATGGAGAGATCCGCACTATGTTCTTTGTTCGTACAGAGGACTTGCCATCTACATTCGTAGAGAACAATACTAAAGGAACAGGTAAAGCACGTAATCTTAAAGAAGGCTTAGAAACCGTATGGGATCTTCAGGCTCAGGGATGGCGTACTTTTAATTGGCGTACTGCCAATACTGAAGAAATTGTTTCTTTTGAAGCAAATGAAGAAATTTTGAATAATTTCAACAACACAATCGTATAATACAATAGAGGGATGAAAGATCATTCATCTCTACTTTAGACAAAAAGTCAAAATTAAACAAAGGAGAAATATTATGGCTATTGATTTTAACAAAATGAAGCAAAAACTAAACGCATTGCAAGGAAATGACAATGGAAACTCAACTCAAAACACATTTTGGAAACCACAAGACGGCGATCAAACAATTCGCATTGTTTGTCCCGAAGATGGCGATCCGTTCAAGCAATATTACTTTCATTATAATGTAGGTAAGAATCCCGGATTTTTGTGTCCTAAGAAGATGCACGGTAAAGACTGCCCTGTTTGCAACTTTGCTTGGAGCACTTATAATGATGCAAAAGCAGCAGGTGATACTGAAACTCTCAAGTTCTGTAAAACTCTGTTTGCCAAGGAACGCTTTTTCTCACCTGTTGTAGTTCGAGGTGAAGAGGATCAAGGTATTAAATTGTGGGGCTATGGAAAAACGGCTTATGGCGAAATGATTGGGCTGGTAACTAATCCCGACTATGGTGATATTACTGATGTTGATGGCGGAACTGATCTGACTATTAACTACGGTAAGCCACCCGGAGCACAGTTCCCAGTAACTAAAATCACTCCACGCCGTCGTCCTAGTGCTTTGGCTGAAACCTCTGAAGATATTGTCCGTATTATGGATTCAATGCCTTCATTCACAGAGAATTTCAATTCAAAAACTACAGAAGAAATCGAAACAATGCTTTCTGACTTCTTGAATGCCGAAGCAGGCTCATCAACTACTGATAACTCAACTGGAACAGTTCAATATTCCAACACAGAGACATCAGACGTAGATGCAGCATTTAAAGAGTTGTTATCGTAATTATCTCCTATAGATAATGGGAGTTTGACAGTTCTCTCCAAAAACTGTCACCTTATAGAAGTATTATTTATTATCCTTATATTATCTGATATCTTCTTTTTCGTTCCGCAGGGAGGCATGGGATTACAGATGCCTCATTTTACAAACAATGGAGAAACGATGGCTCGCAAAGCAAAGATTAAGTCCGGAAACGGCAAACTGTCTTTTAAAGACAAACTAAAGATGATTAATAAATTGGCAGGTGGTGATGTAGCACACGATCTGACAGAAGAAAACCCAACAGATGTATATGATTGGATCCCAACCTCTTCAACTTGGTTGGACTCTATTATCTGCAGAGGACAGAAAGCAGGTATTCCTGTTGGTAGAATTACAGAATTAGCAGGACTGAGTGGAACAGGAAAGTCTTATATGGCTGCTCAGATCTCTGGTAATGCACAGAAAAAAGGCTACAACGTTTATTATTTCGATTCCGAGTCGGCAATTAGTTCTGATTTCCTTGAAAAGTGTGGTTGTGTTTTAGAAGAGTCAGAAGATTATGGAGACTTTGTATATATTCAGGCTCAGAATGTCGAGTTTGTTCTTGAGACTATTGAAACAATCTTGGCATCAGGAGAAGAGAATAATCTGTTTGTGTGGGATTCCTTGGCTCTTACTCCTGCTATTGCTGACTTAGAATCGGATTTTAATCCTCAGAGTACGATGGCAGTAAAGCCTCGTATCCTGTCGAAAGGTTTGGCTAAACTACTGCAGCCAATCTCTAATTCCAACTCCGCTTTGCTGGTATTGAATCAGTTGAAAGATAACATCACTCGATCACCTGCTGAAGCACTTACTACGCCTTATTTCACTCCCGGTGGAAAAGCACTAATCTATTCATATTCCCTCCGTATTTGGCTTACAGGGAGAAAAGCAAAGGCATCCTTTGTTACAGATGATAAGGGCTATAGGATTGGTTCCGAAGTAAAATGTAAATTAGAAAAGTCACGCTTTGGAACGCACGGACGTATGTGTAACTTCAAGATCCTATGGGGTGACGAAGTAGGTATTCAAGATGAAGAATCTTGGTTTGATGCTATTGCTCCTTCTGAATATATCAGCAATAGTGGGGCTTGGTTTAATCTTAAGAAAGATGATTTCGAGAGAAAGTTTCAGAAAGGAAAGTTTGCTGATATGGCTAGAGAAGATCAAGAATTTAGAAAAGTTATTTTGGACATCATTGATGAAGAAGTCATCATGAAGTTTGATAAAAGATTGGGTGAGGCATCCCAGTATTACGAAGAAAATGATGAATAGAAACGTAATATAAAATGACTCCTTTGTTTGTGTTGTGGCTCCCTATCATTAATTTGGTAGGGAGTTTTTTTTGAATATACTTTAATTTTAATCGTATAATATATGTGGAGGGATTATGAAAAAAATTTTAATTATTGATGCACTTAATATGTTTTTTAGGTGCTATGCAAGGGATCCAAGTATTAGCATTCAAGGAAACCCTGCAGGCGGCTGTGTAGGCTTTCTAAAGAGTTTGCAGAAGTCTATAAGGCTAACTAACCCTGACGATGTTGTAATCGTTTGGGATGGCGGTGGAGGCTCTAGAAAGCGTCGCCAAATCAATGCTAATTATAAAGCAGGAAGAAAGGTTGTACATCTTCCAAAAGATATGGGACTTGACTTTTCAAAACAAGAAGAGCAAGACAATAAAATATGGCAACAGTCTAGGTTATTAGAATATCTAGATCATTTACCTATTTGTCAATTTATGTTTGAAGATGTTGAAGCAGATGATATCATCTCAGCAATTGTTCAATCAAAAGCAGCGGCAAATGATCAAAAAATCATTTTGTCAAATGATAAAGACTTTATGCAGCTATGTGATGACAAGACGATATTGATGCGCCCTGCCAAAAAGCCTTGGGAAATATTGAATGTAAAAAGAATTCTAGAAGAATATGGCATTCATCCAAATAATATGGCATTAGCAAGGGCTATAGTTGGCGATCCATCAGATAATCTTCCGGGAGTACCGGGGCTTGGATTTGGGCGAGTAGTCAAATTCTTTCCTTTCCTCTCTGAAGAAAGAGAATTCAATATCCAAGATCTATTTAATGCAAGTAGAAATCTTCTCTTAGAAAAGAAGAGTAAATACCTATCAGATTTCTTGGAGCACGAAGAGGTAATACGTGAAAATTATAAAATTATGCAACTCTATCAACCATCTGTCTCTTATCAAAGAAAACAAATTGTAGAAAATTGTCTTACAAATAGAGACAAACACTTCAATTTAACAGGGCTGAAATTGATGCTATCAGAAGACGGATTTATGTCTTTAAACTGGGATGTACTTGAACAAACAATGAGAAGAATTATTTCTGAATAAAAACACAACATAATCGTATAATAAAAACAAACAAGGAGGGTTAATGAATATGAGAAAATCACCAGAAGATTTTTCCAGATTTGGAAAACATTTTCAAGAATCAATGGTTCAGTTAATGTTGGAGGATAGAAACTACTGTGATCAAATCACGGAAGTGCTTGATATCAATTTCTTTGAATTATCTTATCTACAGACATTCGTGTCTAAAATCATCAAATATCGTGAGAAATACAAGGTTCATCCGACATACAAGACGATGATTACAATCTTACGAACAGAACTGGAAAATGAAAATGAAGCATTACAGCGTCAAATAAAGGAGTATTTTGCTCGTATTCACGGATCTGAAGTTGAAGACTCAGAGTATATTATGGGAGTTAGTCTTGACTTCTGTCGAAAACAGAAACTAAAAGGTGCTCTAATGGAGACTGTAGAGCTTATGCAGTCGTCCTCATTTGATGAAATTAGCAAAATTATTAATGATGCACTTTCATTGGGTTTGGGCAATGAGGCAGGCTATGAATATCTTACAGACTTTGAAGAAAGATATCAATTAAAGGCTCGTAATCCTCAATCTACAGGATGGGATGAGATAGACGACATCACACAAGGTGGGTTGGGTATGGGCGAATTAGGAGTGGTTGTTGCTCCTACTGGAGCAGGTAAATCAATGGTTCTAACTTATTTGGGAGCCGAAGCGATTAAGACAGGTAAAACAGTTGTGCACTATACTTTTGAACTTTCTGATAAAGTTATTGGCAGACGCTATGATTCATGTATAACCAATGTCCCACTTCAAGATTTGAATAAATTTAAAGAACAAGTTTACGATGAGATTAGTCAATTAAAAGGAACGCTTATAATTAAAGAATACCCAACAAAATCAGCTTCAACTCAGACTTTAAGAAATCATTTGGAGAAGTTGAAAAAACGGGGAATTGATATTGGTATGATTATTGTTGATTATGCCGATTTATTGAAGCCTGTTAGTATGACGAGGGAGAAAAGGCATGATTTGGAGAACATTTATGAGGAATTGCGAGGTATCGCTCAAACATTTCAATGTCCGTTGTGGACTGCTTCTCAGACAAATCGTTCCGGACTCAATGCCGAAGTTGTCACGATGGAAGCAATCTCAGAAGCATTCAATAAATGCTTTGTTGCTGACTTTATTTGCTCTGTATCAAGAACGGCTCAAGATAAAGTCAATAATACTGGTAGAATGTTCGTAGCTAAGAATAGAAATGGAGTAGACGGTATCGTATATCCTATCATGGCTGATTGGAGCACTGTATCAATGGAAGTTCTGGCTGAGTCTACAGAAACAATGCAGGAAATAGAGGAAAGATCTCTCTCTGAGCACAAAGCAGATCTATACCAAAGATACAAAAATAAGGAGAAATAAGATGGAAGTATCAAATCAAATACTATCGGACATCACAGTCCACATGAAATACGCTCGTTATCTGGAAGACAAGCAGAGACGAGAAAACTGGAATGAACTTGTCACTCGTAATATGGAGATGCATATTAAAAAATATCCTCAACTGAGGGATGAGATCATTGAAACTTATAAGATGGTATTTGACAAGAAAGTACTTCCATCAATGCGCTCAATGCAATTTGGAGGAAAGCCAATTGAACTTTCTCCTAACCGTATCTTCAATTGTGCTTTTATGCCGGTTGACGATCTGCGTTCTTTCTCAGAAGCAATGTTCTTGCTTTTGGGTGGAACTGGAGTAGGATTCTCAGTTCAAAAGCACCACATTGAGAAGTTGCCTGAGATCCGCAAGCCAAATGAGAACAGAACTCGACGATATCTTGTTGCCGACTCTATTGAAGGATGGGCAGATGCCATTAAAGTACTTCTTAATTCTTATTTTAATGGTACATCGAAAATTCGTTTTGATTTTTCTGATATTCGCCCAAAAGGAGCAAAACTGATTACTTCCGGTGGTAAAGCACCCGGCCCACAGCCTCTTCGTGAATGCATCGTGAAGGTAAAGGGAATCCTGCGTGAAAAGCAAGATGGAGACAAATTGACTACTCTTGAAGCACATGATATTATGTGTCATATTGCTGACGCTGTCCTTGCAGGTGGTATTCGACGTGCCGCTTTGATCTCTTTGTTCTCTGCAGATGACGTGGAAATGCTGACTTGTAAATCGGGTAATTGGTGGGAATTGAACCCTCAGCGTGGTAGAGCAAATAACTCAGTAGTTCTTCTTCGTCACCGAGTCACAAAAGACTTCTTTATGGACATCTGGGAACGTGTGAAAGCGTCAGGTGCTGGAGAGCCCGGATTCTACTTCTCTAACGATAAAGATTGGGGTACAAATCCTTGCTGCGAGATCGCTCTTCGCTCCTATCAGTTCTGTAACTTGACTGAGATCAATGTATCAGATATTCAGAGTCAAGAGGAATTAGAAAAGCGCTCAAGAGCAGCAGCGTTTATTGGGACACTTCAGGCTGGTTATACAGACTTTCATTATCTTCGTCCTGTGTGGCAACGTACAACTGAGAAAGATGCTCTTGTAGGAGTATCTATGACTGGTATTGCATCAGGTGGGGTTCTAGGATTGGATATGAATCAAGCAGCCCTTGAAGTCAAGAAAGAGAACCGTAGAATTGCAATGCAAATTGGCATTAAGCCAGCGGCTCGAACAACTTGTGTGAAGCCTGCCGGAACCACTTCATTGACTCTTGGAACTTCCTCCGGAATTCATGCGTGGCATAACGACTTTTATATACGCAGAATCCGCGTAGGAAAGAATGAGGCAATTTATCAATATCTGGCAATCAACCATCCAGAGTTGGTTGAAGACGAATATTTCTCACCTCATGACACAGCAGTTATTTCTGCACCACAGAAGGCTCCTGAAGGCGCCATAACACGTTCTGAGAGTGCTATGGATATGTTGAGTAGGGTAAAAGACGTAACCTCTTCTTGGGTGCGTGGTGGACACCAGAAAGGACAGAATACACACAATGTTTCTGCTACTGTTACCATCAAAGATGATGAATGGGATATGGTTGGTGAATGGATGTGGGAAAATCGTGAATTCTATAATGGATTATCTGTTCTTCCTTTCTCTGATCATACTTATAAACAAGCTCCCTTTGAGGACTGTTCAGAGGAAGAGTATCAAGAAATGCTCAAACATTTGAAAGAAATTAATCTAGATAATGTTATAGAGATCGATGACAATACAGAACTCACAGGGCAAGTAGCCTGTGGTGGAGGATCTTGCGAAATCTTTTAACCCCCTAAATAAAAAACAAAATTTGTTCCCCAATGAAGTATACACTGATAAGGTTGCCTCTCTTGGGGTTTTTTATTGAATAAAAACGACTGTTCAAACGTATAATATAAGAGGAGGAATTATGAAACCAGTTAATAGACATTTATTGGTAGAAATACCAGTTGTAGAAGAAGAGGAAGTATCATCAACTTTTCTCTTGCCTGAGTCTTATAAGACAAAGGAAGTGCAGCGATATACGAGAGTTCGTATTATTGCTTGCGCAGATGATTGCAAAGCCAACTATAGTGGCGAGGCATATGTAGAAACATCAATGATCGAGGATATCTCTATCAACGGTGAATTATATCATATTGTCCCTGAAAACTATTTAGTACTGTTATTGGAGGCATAATGGATGAAAAGACAATTTACTTATATGGAGATGATATCGGCAGCGTTTCTCTCGTTAATCACATGGGTGACGACATCACTGTTGTTAATTCTGCAAGGGTTTCTTTTGGTGTCGAGAAACACGAACTCGATAGAAGAGACAAGCGCCTTATCAATTACCTTATTAAACATCGCCACACATCAACTCTTGAGCATAATCTTATTACTTTCAAATTCGTTGTCCCTTTGTTTGTGCGTTCTCAGCACCACAGGCATCGTACTTGGAGTTATAATGAGATTAGTCGCAGATATACGGACAAAGATCTCAGGTTCTACGAACCACTGATGTTCAGAACTCAGCATGAGAGCAACCGTCAGGCATCAAATCAGGATGATGTAGCAAATCCTACAATTGCACCACAGTTCATCGATTCTTACATATCTGCAGCAGATGCAGTAAAATCATGGCATAACCAGTCGTTAGACTTTTTTAATAAGTTGATCGATGCGGGTGTCTGCCGAGAACAAGCAAGAGGTGTGCTGCCTCAGAATCTCTACACTGAGTATTATGGAACAGTGAACCTCAACAACCTTTTGAAGTTCATTGACTTGAGAACTCATGAAGGAGCGCAATGGGAGATCCAGAAAGTAGCAGAAGCCTGCTTGGATATCGCAACAGAACTGTTCCCAGTTACTGTGAACGCATATAGGAAGATTAGAAATGAAACCCAATCCTCATCGTGAAACAGATCTTTACTTTGATAAGGTAATAATCGGAAGCTCAGTCCAGGCAATGGTTACAGCATACAAATATGAAATTCCGATCTTTATAGATCAGACTCATAAACCATTGCCATTCTATCACATTCCTCCAGAATTGGATCTGTCTCAGATTGATGTCAATAACCAAACTATGGAATATACTCTTCTCTCTGGTAAAAAAGAATTAAGAGGCATGCAGAAATTAGAACTATGGAATATTATGGCTTATAGATTGGGCATTATGGGACTACTTCCGATGTATGGAAAATATGAAAATAGATTTACTGAGAAGATTCCAATGAATAATAATATTCGAATGTTCACGATTAAAGCAGACAATAAAGTAACGCATGTACATTCGAAAAAAACTATACTTTTTGATTATCAAAAATATATTGGAGGGAGTAGAACCTATATGGTTAATGATTATATCGATTTGGATAGGACACATGACTTTAAGGCTGACTTGTTTGTGTCAAAAGATTGTGATTTCAAAGATACTTTATGCTTTGAAACAGTCTTTTTCAAAACAAAAAGAAGAAAGCATAGAATATGCGCTAAATCTATAATTTCGGAGTCCGCACTCCAATCTTGGAAATATAGTCAGACTTCTGTAAGACTAAAAACAGAAAGTTCCATATTCTGGAATCTGGAAAAAGACTTCGGACTAATATTAGGTGAAAGAGAGATTTGCCCAATAATGAACAGGATGGAAGATTCACTAGAAAACATTGTTAATTTTGATATTATGGATATGGAGATTTATAAGTGAGTAATTTAAATTTCCACTTAGCAGGCATAATACCTCTATCGTCTATTCCATTGAACTACAATATACCTTACCACCCTTGCTTGCTTCCATTGGATGATAACTATCTGATGATTCATAGGGCTATTATGGAATGTGCTTGGGCAGGGTGTGAAACAATATGGATTGTTGCAGATCCAGACATTCAGCCAATGTTCAAGAAGGTGATAGGAGATTATGTTTATGATCCTGTAAACTATCACCGCCCAATGGATCCAGATAGATTTGCTAAAAGAAGCATGATTCCAATCTACTTTACTTCGATTGACATTAAAAATAGAAACAAGCGAGATTCATATGGATGGAGCATCATAGAAGGCGCATATATGGCTTATAGGGTATCTAATCAACTTTCCAAGTGGGTAGTGCCAAGTATGTATTATGTGGCTTTTCCTTGGAGTTTATATCCTCCTGAGATAGTAAGAGAATTCAGAAAGCCAATATCTACACATAAAAGATTCAGAATCACTTCTCAAGGCGAGGGGATCAAACAGGGCAAGATGATGGGCTTTACTTTTAATGAAGAAGATTTCATCAACTGTCGTGCTTGGGTTAGGAAAGAAGGGACAGGTAGATATGTTCCCGGAGGCAAGAAGAATGAACAAGGTTTACCTAGAGAGTTATTGCCTGCAGAAGAAAGATGGAGTGGTAGACATTTTCAACTTGAAGATGTTTTCTGTAAGCTAGGAGAAGAAGCGACAAGTCTTGATCTTCCTTATTACTTTGATGCCACTTCTTTCAAAGGTTATCGTGATTGGGCGGCATCTCAAATTGAGATATCTAAGCCTCCTGTAGAGAAGTGGATAGAGCCTTCAAGATATAAAAAATCTTTATTGGAATTTGAGTGATTAACAAATTAATTCACTATTTATTCTGAAAATCATTCATTTAAGGAGAATTTAAAATGAAAGTAACAAAATCCTATATCAAACAACTCGTAAAAGAAGAGTTAAACAGAGTCCTAGAAGAAGAGATGGCTCCATATGGAATGGATCCATATAAACTTCCACGTAAAGGTACTGTTGGCGAATATACTTGGGAAGCCCTCTTGGGCAAAAAACAAGGTGGCGCTCAAGATATAACAATTAGAGTTACCGGTGGTGGAAAAACCGTTGCTTGGGATTTTCACAGTCACCCAACATCCCTTGCAACAATGTTGGGAAAACTCAACAATGAACCAGATGAGGCAGAACAATACATTCAGATGGCATTAAAAAATGGCAAAGATGTAACCCCGATGAAAGGTGGGAATGAGTGGTATGGTGGCAAGTCATCAAATTCAGGCGTATCTTCAGCACAAGATAAATACTGGAACAGATAACAAATGGCAATACTAAAAAAAATCATTCATTCAAGGAGAATTTAAAATGAAAGTAACAAAATCTTATATCAAACAACTCGTAAAAGAAGAGCTAAACAACATGCTGAGAGAAGCTAATGCTTGCTATGAATGGAGCAAATCGGCAAAATCACCCGCAGGACAAGACTTGACAGTACATCAACGATGCTCCAACTCTGGGGAACCCCGTTATTTCTTGGAGATTTTTGGAGATAAATCACCGGGCAAATACTCCATTGGAGAAGAATTTGCTAATCAAATTATGCATAATAATTATGATGCTCAGAACGCAAAAAAGATCGACAATGCATTTTTGATGAAATCTGATCTGGCAGTTAAAGCTTTTGATGTCTATGTTCACAATCGTTAAGACAGACTATCTTAACAATTGTTTGAATAAAATAACCTCTCTAATCGTATAGTGTATACACAACATACGACTAGGGAGGTTTTTTATGGATATTAGTAATATTGATTTCGTCAATTTGCACGCACATTCTGGAGTTGGTTCTCCATTTGATGGCTTCGGCTATCCACAAGATCATATGGATTATGCTTACTCCAACGGATCAAAAGCACTTGCCTTGACAGATCACGGCAACATGAATGGTTTCGCTTACCAAGTTCTTCATGCAAAGAAGATGAAAGAAGCAGGAAAAGACTTCAAGCCAATCTTTGGAGTTGAAGCTTATTTTATTGAGGATGTAGTAGAATGGAGAGAGAAGTATGAACAAGCAAAAGCAGACAAGAAAAGAAAGAAAGAACTCAAAGACGATTCATCTGGAATATCGATTGAAACGGAAGGAGAATCCAAGTCTAAGGGACGTTCTGATATTAATCGCTCTCGTCATCTCATTCTTGTTGCTATGAACCAGCAGGGACTGAACAACATCTTCAAGATGGTTTCAGAGTCCCATAAAGGTGATTATTTCTATCGCAAGCCTCGTATTGACTTCCGACTACTAGAGCAGTATGGAGAAGGTGTTATCGCTGCCTCTGCTTGTCTTGGTGGTGTCTATGCTGGTGCTTATTGGAGTATGCACGACGAAGGCGAAGAAGCAGTTATGAATGAGATGCGACGCCTTACAGATCGCTTTCAATCAATCTTGGGAGACAGATGGTATGGAGAGTTGCAATGGAACCGTGTCCCTCAGCAGCACGAACTTAATCGTTTTGTAATTCAGATGCACAAAGAACGAGGGCTCAAACTTATCTCCACTGCAGACTCTCACTATCCAACACCAGAGGCTTGGCAAGACAGAGAGTTATACAAGCGACTTGGGTGGCTAGGACGATCTAAGCCAGAGTGGTTGGATATGTCTCTTCCATCTGAGATTCAAGAGCTAGAGTGTGAACTCTATCCCAAGAATGCAGAACAAATGTGGGAATCTTACAAACGATACTCAGAGGAGTGTGGTGTGGAATATGATGATCAGATCGTATACGACTCTATCAAAGAGACAGAGAACATTGCATTTCGACGCATTGAGTCTTTCATGCCAGACAACACTGTTCGTCTTCCCAACTTCGTTGTCCCTGCAGGATACTCAGAAGATGAATATCTCAAACGACTTACAACAGAGGGAATGTTCAATATCCTCAAGGATCAAGGTAGAGCCAACAAGCAGACTGCCAAGAAATACAAAGAGCGTATTGATGAAGAACTGTCCGTCATTTCAGAACGTGGTTTCTCGAAATACTTCTTGACTATGAAGGCTGTGGCTGACAAGGCATCTGATATGATGCTTACTGGCACTGGACGTGGTTCTGCAGCAGGATCTCTAGTCGCATATGCTCTTGGGATTACACAGGTTGATCCTCTCAAGTATGATCTACTATTCTCACGTTTTTTGCGTAAGGATGCTAAGGACTACCCAGATATCGACTATGATGTAGCAGAGCCTATGGAACTCAAAGATCATCTTATCGAAGAGTGGGGAACTGATTGTGTTGCTCCTATCTCTAACTGGAATACACTGCAACTCAAGTCTCTTATCAAAGATATCTCAAAGATGTATGATATCGAGTTCAAAGAGGTAAATATTGTTACAGGTAAGATGATTGCAGAAGCAACACCACTTGCTAAGAAAGCACACGGTATCAAGGCAGGACTTTATATTCCTACTTGGGAAGAGGTTCTAGAATATTCTGGCACTCTCAAAGCATTCCTCAAAAACTATCCACAGGTAGAGAAGCACGTCAAGTCTATGGTAGGACAGTATCGCTCTTGTTCTCGACACGCAGGTGGTGTTGTGATTGCAGAGGACTTGGACAAGCATATGCCTTTGATCCAGTCAGGTGGCGTTATCCAGACTCCTTGGAGTGAGGGACAGAATGTTCGACAACTTGAGCCTATGGGCTTCATTAAATTCGATCTACTTGGGCTTACGACGCTTCGTATGATTCAAGGTTGTATTGAACGAGTTCTTAAAAAGCAAGGCAACCACAATCCATCTTTCCAAGAAGTGAAAGACTTCTACAACAAGCATCTCCATC